GGATTCCGCTCTGACCGAAAAACGCGATTATACGAATGCACTGGGGCATGCCTGGAACGCCGGTACAGTTACAACGGCAGCAACCTGTACGACAGCTGGTGTTAAGACCTATACATGCACCCGTAATGGCTGCAATGAGACTAAGACCGAGGAAATCCCGGCTCTGGGCCATAAGTACGATGACGGTGTTGTCACCAAGGCTGCTACCTGCACCGAGGATGGTATTAAGACCTTCACTTGCCTGAATGATAAGAACCACACCTACACCGATGTCATCCCCGCAACCGGTCACGATTACGATGACGGCGTTGTGACCACCAAGCCCACCTACACCGAGAACGGTGTCAAGACCTTCACCTGCCACAACTGTGGTGATACCTACACCGAGAGCATTCCGGCTCTGGGTTACACCTACAACGAGACCGTGGTCGCTCCTACCTGCACGGAGGACGGCTATACCATGCACGAGTGCGTGGAAGACGCCACCAAGTCCTTCAAGGACAACATCGTCCCTGCACTGGGTCATGAGTACAAGGAAGTCACTACTCCCGCTACCTGCGGCACTCCTGGCAGCGTAGACAATGTCTGTGAGCGCTGCAACGATAAGCAGCATGTGAAAGACCTTCCTGCAACAGGTGAGCATCAGTGGGATGAGGGCATCGTCACCAAGGAGCCTACAGCCACCGAAACTGGCATCAAGACCTTCACCTGCAATGTTTGCCAAGCAATAAAGACCGAAGATATTGCTAAGGTGCATGAGCACGATTACACGCGCCTTGGCGAAATCATCGAGGGACCTTATTGCGTGACTGAAGGCAAGCGTTGGATGTACTGCAGCTACGAGGGGTGCAACGAAAGAGTGTTGATGCCTGTGCCCGCTATCGGTTACCATGATTGGGACACCGAGCACGCCGAATGCCTGAAAAAGGCTACCTGCACCGAGAAGGGCACCATGCTGATGCACTGCAAGCGCGATGCTTCCCATACCATGACCTACGACTACGGCGGGACAGGTCACATCTGGGATGAGGGCGTCATCACTACCCCGCCTACTTATGAAGAGTACGGTGAAAAGACTCTGCATTGCAAGAACTGCGATGCGACCAAGACCGAAAAGGTCCTGCCCACCAAGTACACCTTCACCGTTACCGTTGTCCAGCCGACTTGCACCGAGGACGGCTACACGATGCACAAGTGCAATCAGGACGACAGCCTCTCCTACAAGGACAACATTGTACACTCCACCGGTCATCGTGCCGCCATGCGTGTCATTGAGCCCACCTGCAAGGAAGAAGGTCGCACCGAAATCTACTGCCCCGTCTGCGGTGATGTGAGCAGCATTATCAATACCACACCAAAAACCAACAACCATACTTGGGATAACGGTGTCGTAACTACTGAACCAACGGCTGAAAAAGAAGGCGTCAAGACCTACACTTGCAAGGTTTGTCAGGAAACGAAGGCTGAGACCATCCCGCGCCTGAACGGCAGCGGCAAGTAAGCTGCAAGCTTACAAAAAGCACAAGAAACAAAAAGAGGAGCGTCTGCTTTAGCGGACGCTCCTCTTGCTGTGTCGGAATACCGGATTGGTTTTTGTTTTTAGTCTGGAGAGATAGGTGTTTTGTCAAGAATCGACTCGCAGATACGACCTATCTGGTTTGGCTCATAGTTTTCATCGAGCCCTTCGAACATGAGCTCGTCACCGGCTTTGTCCTCGATTTCTCCCCACACAGACGAATCCCGGCTCAAATGATGCAGGTCGCCCTGCACGCCGAGTTCTTCGAGAAAGCGGATTTCCTCTCGCGTTAAGCAATTTGAATTAGCCATCTCTTAATTCCTCGGCTCCTGCGTATACTCCTTAAAATGTTAGGTGCTCCAAGCAAAGCTGTGCTACGGGCAGAATTTTATGCGCGGTATCGTTGCGCAGGTATTTAGGATTAAGGTGTCTGAGCCCGAACCGGACCCGGTCAAGGGCATCTGCATCTTTGAGAATCGTATACAGCAGCCAGATGCGGTCAATGTTCGGCAGAGAAAGAGCCTCTAAATCTCTGCGAGCGACAGCATCATCGAGGCAATGATACTCGATGAGAAATCCAGTACCGGGATTTTCGGGCTTGCGGTCAGCAGCATAAATATCGCGGGATGCCTTGCCATGGCTATCGTCAACATCATCGTTCGTGCGACCGATGTCGTGGTAAATGACGGCATCCATCAGCATCTGCGTTTCCTCTTCGGAGAGCATAATGCCATCCATCTCAAGGAGAAGAAGCGCGTTGAATAGTACACGCAGCGTGTGCAGGGCATCGTGCCCAGACCCATTTGCATCGAGTTTGCCATGAACTGCATACAGATGCCGAATCTCTTCGCGGCCGGCCTGGTACAGGGGCATGATTTCGAGAATTTCTTCTTCGACAGATTCTAAGCCATATAGAGTATCGACTTTTACAGATTTCACGGCAGACGGCAAAATGACAACTTCCGCCTCATTTCTTTCGGGGAAGAACTCAATGATATCATCCTTCGATACCTCTGCCGATACGATAGTGCTGTCTTCAGCGCTCGGCAATCTGCAGGCAAAGAAACAAGCTGCTTTGTAGCTGACCGTCCAAGAGAAAGACTGCGTATACGGCGTTGATTTGCTGCCCTCTCCGCGATAAACGGTAACCGTATCCGGGAACTTCCGAAGCTTTTCAGCAGTTTTCTTCTTCTGCTCCTCAGATTTACCGGACAGGACTTTGCGTATATCGGCTTCGTTTAGATTCTTGAACCCATAATCGGTCAATTTGTAATAATCCATAAAGAGGTCGTACAGTTCCGTTGAGGGCTCTGCGTTCTTGATATACTGCGAGAGCACCGAAACCCTGAAACTGTCTTCGAGAGAAAAGAGATACGACCGAATCCGCTTGACATTCCCCTCAGAAATTGCTTTTGCTATCGAGAGAATCCGATTTTGAAATGCTTCATCCGATTCGTTTGCAACAGATAGGCGCTTGTCGCCGTAAATCTGAAGATTCAAAACAATCGGGATGGTAGGATTTTGAGGCTCGCAATAATAGAGCGAGGACAGGATGTTGTAGGAGGCATAAATGTTCTCAATGGGAAGAAGCGGGTATTTCTCCTGAAATTCCCCGGCAGTCATGCCAACGGTATAGCCCTTCTTCTTGAATTTGGCGAAATCCTTTTTGGTTTTCACTTCCGATAACGGTAGCAGATTATTGAGGTTTGCCCGGTTGGTATTAACGAGAATGTCTCCGATAGTCATGAGTTTGGCGCAGGAAACCCGCGACTTTAGTCGTGGGAGGAATGCGCCCTTAGCTCCTTTCCGTGATATAATTTGTCGCTGCTTCCAGCAACATTTAAAGCACGGACTTGCCGGAGCAAGCCCGCGACTTTAGTCGTGGGTTATTGACGTGTGTATCTCCGCTCTGGACGAATTTATTTGCTTTAATTATACCACATTGCGGGTGCTTTTTCCATACAGGAAAGGCAAAGGGCAAACTGCAAATGAGTTGAGGGATTTGGTGCATCTCATTCCCAAAAAGTTGGAAATACGGACACTTTTAGGAATTGAGTTACAGAAAATACGGACAAAAACTGCATCTCCTCCGAAAATTGCGTAGCTGCCGGAACTCAGGGGCGCGGGGGAAGGTCGAAGCGTAGCTGCTGATGCGTAGCCGCGTACAAAATGAGCCTGATTTTGAGAAAAACCTTGCAAAAAAGTGCGATTTGTGGTATAATACATTATAAAAGGCAGGAGGTATAGACTCGACGGTGTCATCGATGATGACCTTGTAAGCCGGTGCGGAGTAAACACCAAAACCTTCGACCCGTCAATGACGGTTGCGGCACTTGAATGTGCTGCGCTGCAGAGATGCAGCTTCCTTCTTTCTATCAAAGTGAGAACCCCTTGTACCGGTCATTCGGTGCGAGGGGATTTCTTTTTGCTTTTTTTGCTTGCGTGTTTGTGCGAATTGCATAGAATAAGAATTGTACAAGCGGAAATGGGTCTGGCGGGTTCTCGAACCTCTTTCTCTTTCCCGCCGAACAGAAAACCTTCCTTTCTAAGTGCGATTTTTTGCATATGCCATCATGTCTGCCCGCTTGTACATCCTAACCTGCCGGTCACCGCCTTTGGCTGGCAGTTTTTATACCGTGGCTGCGTGTTCGTGGTCACGGTTTTTCTTTTGGCTATTTTGCAAGCTTTGCCGCTCTTTGAGACGACACTCCCCACATGACATGCGGCGGGTTGCGGGGGACTGCACCCCGGATAATAGCGTTCAGAACGAAAACGGAACTGAAATCGGAGAAGCACACTATGGGGTGATATGCAGAATGCAACCTCGAATACTGCGAGGAATACATCAAATGCGATACGCTGCCCGAATAAGGCAGAAAGGAGAAAAAATCATGAACAATACAATCGTTTCTCCTGCCGAATATTTCGAACAGGTAAAAAGCCGAAAGCGGACAATGACGGCTGACGGACTTTCTCAGCTATATGAGAATTGCCTTGCTCTTCTCGAAGAGTATCAGCGTTCCGGACAAATTGCTGCGCAGAAAAAGCTGCTTTTCCACATCGACAATATAACACGAGAAAAGAAGCTGCTTGACCTCGGCATTGATACCTTTGTCTACAAAAGTGATGTGGACGATTTTATCCACATGGTAGACAACAAGGTCGTCAAAATTGTGGAGCTGGAGAATTATCAGCGGCGGATTCCGGAAGAAATCATTCGGAAAATCGAGTGTTGCAAGGGCATTTTCGATAAGATGTATGTAGTCTTCACGGATTACACAAAACGAGAAGAGCGAAGAGTCGAGGCCATCAAAAGAGAAAAAGACCCCATTCTTTTTGGGACTTTCCAAGATACCGCAAGAAGAACCGTGGTAGAACGCTTTTATTTCATCGGTGATTGGACGGATGAATATTGCGATTTAACATTGGATAAGATGGTTGCCGTTGTCAAAGAAAAAGCCGACAGGGACATCGTAAAGAAGTTTTCTACGCCAGAAAACATCCGCGAGCTGAGCGACCAGCTTAATAATCTGGATGAATCTATGAACGGGTTGTACCGCCAGCGCGAAAAGGCTCCTGCACCCAAGAAAGGATTCTTCGACCGAGTACGCACAGCGTTTCGTTCTCTGAAAGGAGAATGAAATGGCAAAAGTGGATTTGACCGAGGATGAAGTCTATTCGCGACTTCGCTCTGTTTCTAATTCAAAACAAAACGGCATTTACGATGCTTTACGTTCCGCCGATATTCCTTGGGACTTTTCTTCTCCTCTTACTTTGCTTCGTGTCGTTCGCACAGAAGCAGAATTGACACCGCTGGTTTTTACTGGTGATGCAGAGACCGTCAACTTTATGAAAGAGGTTGCGGAAGTAGAAGAAGGGAAGAGATGTGATTGCTGCGGTCAACTTATCACAACGCCCTTATGGGATATGCCCTATGGTTCGTTGTGTGATGAATGCAGCAAGCGCCTTACCGAACAGGTTTACGGCAAGTACGAAACGCCTTGGCAAAAAGTAGAACAGGGGATAGAAGAGCGTTCCACTCCTTGGTGGTTTGACCTATAAGCCCCAAAACGCGAGGATTTTATGCAACCAATAATCAAAACTAACGCCTGGTATACACTGGTGACAGGCAAAAGCGAGGTCATCAACGCATCATGGTGCAAGCAGCAGCTTGCCAGGATTCTGAAGAAAAGCACCGATACAATTATCCTGTTCGATGTGACCGGCAACTATGCAGCGCTTGTATTAGACCACGACAGGCTCATCCCCGGGCAAATACCGATGGCGGTCAAGCAATATAAATCTACTCCGAAAGGTTTTGTCCTTGCGCATTCCGTTAAGGTCGATGTCGAGAATGCGCAGGAACCCCGGCTTCTGGTTTTCGATGTTAGCCGCGTGATGGCGGTCTCGTGGAAGAAAGGCATTGCCGCTATTACGAAAATTCTGAAAGTCTGGATGATGTGCGGCGAACCGCAAGCAGAACCAATCTGGCTGTTTCTGAATATTGACCCGTATGGTTTCGAGTTGTCGGACAGTGAGAGCTGGGAATGCTTAGAGCGCATTGTAAAGGACAAGGAATTCAAGGTAAAACCTGTCTTCCTCACTAAGGGTAAGACTGAACGAGAAATCAATGAACGCCTGCACATCAAGGCGTAACGGCGGAGAAATCCGCTAACTGTCTTTTCAAAGCGGCCTCCACGGGGCGGACAGTGGGCAACAGCTTTTGCTGGCGAACAGCTTTCGAATAGAAAATCAATATATCATAAATTACGGAGGAAATACTATGACTAACGAGCAGCTGAGAATCGCATTGGTTGCAAACGCCGTTACCCGTTCGAACCGTATCGGTTTCGACTTTCAGGACCCGGCAGGCAAGACTCTTGACGAGTACACGAAAGAAGCCATGATGCAGTGTGTCCGTGTTGCGCAGAAGATGCGTCAGCCGGGCCTTGATAAGGAGCTGGCGGGACAGGTTTTCCCCATCTACACTATCGGGAACTGGGCGCGGGAAAAGGTCGTCTATGACTTCGACAAGGATTTTCAGGAACTGCTGATGGATACGGACGATATCGTCATCCACCACGAGATTCTCGAACGCCTCGCATTCAAGGACTTCTATCTGCCGCTGTATGACAGCAAGGATTACTGCGGTATGTTCGTACATATCGAGTTCGAGCCCAAGACCAAGGATACGTTTATCGGCATCGTGCTGGTCGGTGGCGTTGCGAATGAGAAGGAGAACTATGCGTTCCTGTCTCTGCCTGCCTGGATTAAGGAGGGGCAGACGCTGACGGAAGCAACTCGGAGCACAAAGCAGTATATTGAGAAAGCTGCGAATCAGCGCTCTACCACCGATGTGGCGGTCCCCGATACGATGGAGGAGATTCCTCCCGTCTACAACGAGGGCACGCCGTATGTCCGCCTTGCGATGCTCTGTGCCTACTACCTCGCCAGCAAAGGTTCCGATGTACACCTCAATCCTATCAAGAAAGAAGACCGCCAGCCGTTTATGTTCAAGGGCAAGGCACAGAGAGTCAATGTCAAGGTCTTTACGGTGGGAGACCATGTGGCAGAGAAGTACAAGAATGAGGGGGACGGGAAAGCACCGCGCTGGCGTCACTACTGGGGCGGGAACGGCCGCGAACGCCGTGAGTGCAAGTTCTCGTTCTGATGAATCTACGGGGTGACAGCATGGATATAGTCAATATCTGTACGGCGGGACTGATGCTGTCGTCGGCTGTGCTGTTTGCGGGGAACGCTGTGTACGATTACAAGTTCGGTAAGAAAACGACGGCGGCTATCCGGCAATTTGAGAGCGGGAAGCCGTCTTCTATCATCGACGATGTGTTGAATCAGACTCTTCTCGTAATCGCGATTTGTACCGGAATTGCGTTTGTTTTCGAGGAACTTGCCTTACATCTTCAAGACATCGAAAATGTGCAGGCACAGTACATGGTGCAGTTCAGCCTTAATGTCTTTATACTGGTCGGCGTTCAGGCTATGATGTCCATCGCGTTCCTTCTTACTGCGTCCATCGTGGCAATGTTCGGGCTCAAGCGGAGAGGGCTGACGAAGTTCAGCATCATGACATACCTATGCAAAATCGCAGAAAACCTCGCGGGCGTGTATGTGCTTGTCAAACTGGCTGTCAGTTACTTGCAAGCAATATAATATCACCTATAATCGAATAAAATCATAACATTGGCTGTGCAGGATAGGTCTTGCCGCCCACAGAAAAAGGAGAACACCATGAGCACTGAGTTGGTCGCCATTGAGCGCATCACGATTCGCAAAGGGGACAGCAACGCGGATGATATCCGCAGCTGCCTCGCACATTATCTGCTTCAATTCATCAATTCCGCCAGCATCGAATCCTTGTCGATGCATAAGCTGAGCATCAAGGTCGATGGCAAGACGGTATTGTTTGTTCAGGATAAGACCGGCGGCGTGGGTCTGAAAGGTCTTGATACCGACTGGCAGCACACGCCGGAAATGTCCGCAATCCTTGACCGGCTGGTGACGGATGTGGATGTTGAGGTGTTCCTGTCCTATGAGATGATTCACTTTTTCAGCACCGAGAACTTCTATGGGTACAATTTCTGGAGCGAGGTGCTGCAGGAATACGGCTGCGAGGCGGTTCGCTACAAGGGCCTCGAATACTACGATGTGGAGAGCAATGTTGTCATGCTGTCCTTTGACGGCAAGGAACTCTGCGACAACCCCGACTATGTGCCGGAATCGGCGGTCAAGGACATCCACAAGTGGTTCTGCTACACCTTCGAGATGTCGCTTGAACCTGATACGCCGTTCACTGCCGCACAGGTAGATAAGATGCTTGCCGCTATCGAGTCCGTGCATGGCGTCTTTGGTCGGGAAGAGGACGATGTTGCGGATGTGGGGGAGGATTACCTGTCCATCTGCACCGGCGTGACGCTGACAGACAAGGAGGTCCCGACGTTTGCTGCGTTCCTGCAGGCAATGTCGGATGTCGCCAAAGAACTCGACACCACGCTCGACTATACCGCCGAGTTCACCCCGGCAGAGATGGAGACCTTTGCAGCCATGATGATGGATGACGACAAGGGCAAAATCGTGCCGAGATATTATCGCTACTGATATGCAAAGCCTCACCAGTCATTGGTGGGGCTCTTTTTTGTATGGGAGAGAGAATAATGATATCCAAGGAACTTTTTTGCAAGACGATTGCCGACATTCAAGAAGACGTGGCAAGGATTCCCCCTCATTCATGTGGGGGAGGAATTGCCACACATTTCAGGTTGCACAAACGTGCGAGCCGCATAAAATTAAGGTATAAGGTGGTGACAAGCAATGGCTGTTGTAAAGCTAAATCGCGCAATACAATATAGAGCATACCCCACGGAAGCGCAAGCAGTGTTGCTTGCCAAGACCTTTGGTTGTGTTCGCTTTGCGTGGAACCGTATGCTTATGGACGCACAGCAGTTTCTTAACGAAGCAGGAATGTTTTTTGTTCCCACGCCCGCTAAGTACAAAAAGGAGTTTCCGTTTCTTAAAGAAGTAGATAGCGGTGCTTTGTGCAACACACAGCTTGATTTGCAAGATGCCAATGACCACCATTTGGAAAGTCCTAAAACCGTTGGTGCTCCCAGACTTAAAAGTAAGCGCAAGAGCAAGATGTCTTATACAACGAACATTCATTCGTACAAAACAAAAGACGGTAGTGTCGTACATACCCTTGCGCTTGGTTATGAAGCGATAAAACTGCCCAAAATCGGGTGGGTGAAAATCAAGAAGCACCGCCAACCGGGTGCTGACTGGATACTGAAAGGTGCTACTGTCAGCTGTACTCGCAGCGGTAAATATTTCATTTCGCTGTTGTATGAATTCGAGAAAGATATTCAGTCTGTTGTTCCTACTAAAGAGAAATCTCTTGGCTTGGATTATTCTTCTCATGACTTTTACGTTGACAGCAACGGCGAAGTTGCCAATTATCCGCGATTCTATCGTCAGAGTGAAGAGAAAATTGCAAAAGAGCAGCGCAAACTGTCTCGTATGAAAGTAGGCTCTAAAAACTATAACGAACAACTACATAAAGTTCAGCTTCTGCATGAACATATAACCAATCAGCGCAAGAATTTCTGCCATACGGTAAGTGCCGCGATAGCCAAGCGGTATGATGCCGTATTCGTGGAAGACATCAACCTGCGCGGCTTGGCTGGTTCTCTGAAGCTTGGTAAATCCACAAATGATAACGGCTTCGGTATGTTCCGCACAATGCTTGAGTATAAGCTTACATCGCAAGGAAAGACCTTTGCCAAAATCGATAAGTGGTATCCGTCCAGCAAAACCTGCAGCGTTTGTGGTCTTGTAAAAGATGACCTCACGCTGGCAGACAGAAGCTGGACATGCAGCAGTTGCGGTACAACACATAACCGCGACCACAACGCTGCCATAAACATTCGCAATTTGGGATTATTGGGACTATATCCCGCATAATCCAATTCTCACCCCAGCTATGCCGCCATGCAACAGCGGTGAACGCCCATTGTACTCGGTCGCACGGACGGTAACCGTGCCTAACAATCCGTCGAGTGGCGAAAAAATTGGAGTCCTGCGGGACTACAAGCCCCCTCCTTCAGGTGGGGGTAGTTGACGAGCAAGACCGGAAAATTTCGGAATTTGACCATGCGCTCGGCAAAATCTGCGACTCGGCAGTAGTGTTCGATGCTGACAATCTGTATCTTGCTGCATTGCTCCGCATCCTTAAAGAAGAACTTGACGACAAAGCAGCCACCATTGAATGGTGGCTGTATGAGGATGTCCGCAAATGCATCTGGTTCGACCTCGAAGATGGTCGCCGGATGCGCTATGACATGCCTACCGCCGAATCACTGTATGACTACTTGACGCTGCCGTTCGAGCAGCTTCCTCTCGAGGTAGAATCATGATTTTCATTTTTTCGCTTGTCATTGCAGCGCTACTTTGCATTGCATCGTTCATTTGCTACAAGGTGTCGGGCAAGATGCTGGATGAGAAAGATGCGGAAAAATGCGCACAGGAAGCGGAACTCGAAGAAAAACTGATTGACCTCATGATGCAGACCAAAAGCAAGCCGCTGTCGGACGATGAATTCAGTTTTGGCGGTGCTTATGAGGCATTGGTCATGGAGGGAGAGCGTCAAAAGCAGTTGGCGGATGTAGATGAAATTGACAAATTAACGGACAAAATTCATCTGCTGAGCATGGTCGAACAAATCTCATACCTAACGTTTTCTTTCGGCGTAATGTTCGCCTGTATGCTTCTGTTCGTGACCGGTATTATCGCTGTTGGGGTGCTGGCTGCGAGCCTATGTGCTAAATGAATGCTCAGAACGGAAAAAAGGGGGACACTATGAGCAAGAACCCGAAAATTGAAGGCATCGTCTTCAGATACGGCGATGATGACTACTCTTTCTGGATGCCAGACATCTCGAAAGATGAGAACGAGAAATTCGTGCAAACGCTGTTTGCGGCCTTTGAGGATAATGGCTGTTCGGTGCGCGGTACAAAAAAGGACATCCTCGATACCATCCGAGAAAACACCTGAAACGATAGGTGCGAATCTCAGAAAAATATTATGTGCTCGACACGAGCGTTCTTCTGTCATCTCCGTACTCTAACGAAAAACAACATTGACCAGGCACATTTCTAAGCGCTGCGACATTTTTCTGGGGGTTTGCAAGGCCGTTTGCAACATTTTTCCGAAATTCACCGATATTTTTTGCAGTCATCCATCACGGATGGCTGCTTTTTTTGTTTTTACGCGAAAAAGTTGCCGATTTGTGCGAATTGCAGATAATGAAAATCAAGGAAGTCATAGCGGTGTTGTCCGCACAGAAATTATCAGAAAGAGATTTTCCAGACGCCGTCTGGAATTTTGGAGGAGTCACAAATGTACGGTAAACCGATGAATTTCATAGACTGGCTGATTGATATGCCGGAAGAGTTTTCATTTTGGGTAGAGGACCAGATAGCAGTAATGTCACCGGTAACGATTGCCGTGGTAATTGTTGTCGCATTGGCTGTTTTGGCCGGTATATGGCTTCTCGTCGTCTCTGCCGCCAAGAAGGATGTGCGCAATACCAGCGAAATTCTGGCAGGCGTTGAGGAAGTCAATCAGGGATATGACTTCTATGATGTAGACGAAGAAATCCACCTTGAATACCCGCTCGAATCCCTTGAAGAGTATAAGGGCACTTCCCTCGATAAGCTGTTCATGAGCACTGTTCGGAAAAAGATTCCCCAGTTTGAGGAGGTTTTCGGATGGGCGCAATCGAATGTGATTCAGTTTGCGGCATATAAGGAAGAACTTAAAAGCATCCCTAACTGGACCGAGAAGGACAATGATTGCGGGAGAAGAATCCCTTTCTGGCTGTATAAGCACTATGAGAAGAAGCTGGTCAATGCAGCGGTGTTCGGCACTCCCGTGACCGAGACGACCTTCATTGCGGTGAAGCAGTATGTCCCGCATAAGGGCAAGCCGATGGAGGAGTCTAAGACCTATTCGATGGCAGAAGCTAAGGAATTCGTAAGACTCGCTAAGGCACACGAACGGGAACGCCAGCAGCGGGAAAACGAGCGGAGGCAGGCATCCTCGCAAATCAAGTATGAGGTTTTGCAGCGGGACAGGTTCCGGTGCGTTGTCTGCGGCAGGACTCCGGAACAGGGCGCGAAACTTCATATTCAGGCGGTAAAGCCGCTTCCGAAACATGAAAGACCGTCTGCAGATTGTTTCCGAACCGTGTGCGAGGATTGCTTGAGAAGGAAAGGGTGAGGGGCAGAGATGTTTTGTATATGCGTACTTATCATAGCAGCAGCTGCCGTGTATATGGTCGAAGCGTATATCCATACCTACTACGCGATTGAGTATATGCATGGCGCACCGCTGTTCTTTGTGCTTCTGGCGAAATACGCGGCACCAGTCCTGTTCCTGCTCCTGTGCGGGTACTTTGTATTCCGGTACAGGGAGAAGCGGCGGGAATCGGAAAAGCCTGCGCAGGATAAGCCCATGAACCGAGAAGAAGTCTATGCGGAGAAAATTAACGCGACCGTAAAAACGAAAGCCGTGTTCTCAGACCAAGCCGACCAGATGCTGTATCAGGTCAAGCGATTCGGACAAAAGATGGCGGTAGCCTACAGCATGACGCAGGACAGCAAGACTTCCGGGGAGCAGGCGAAGTGCCTGACACTGTTGGCATCTGCAGAACGGATATTTTATGACCGGCTGGATGACGCTATTCGCTCGGCATCGATGTTCGATGAGACAGAATACAAAGCTTTCCAACAAGGCATTATCTCGTTCGGAGATACCGATACCGCTAAAAAGAAGCAGGAGATATACGCCGGTATCATCAAGACGATAAACAATGTGGTCCATGATAATGAGCATCTTATCCTGCGCTTAGATTCTCTTGCCTACGCACTCAATCAGCGCTCGGTACAGAATCCGTGGGATACCGATGTGGTCTTGGCAATGTCAAGACTTGATGATGTCATCACTAAGACGAATCAGGACCTTGAACAGGACGAGGAAATCAGCCGCGAGGCTTTGAAACGATATGACACTTTGAATGGAGGAAAATAACCATGGCAAGAAAAGGTGTGTTCCCGATAGTAGCGACCTTAGCGGTCGTCGGCGTGGTATTGGCGGTGTTCTCCCAGACGGTGATGCGGGACTCGAATATCAGCACCAATACTATGACAACGGAGCAGGCGTATGCGGATTTGAGCGGTAAGATGAAACGCATCGGTGTACAGGAAGTATCCGTCAACCCGCAACAGCTTGATGTATCGGAGTTTTTGGACGCGAAAGATGAGTTACCGGATATCGACTCCTCCTACCCGTTTGTGGTAGAGGGAAACGGTGATGTCAACATTGAAATCTTCTCTTCCGGCGAGAAAGCAGCAGAATCCGGTTCTGATTCTTTCCTGACCAGCATGGCAAAGAAGTTCAACGCCCAGCACAATAAGACTTCCGGAGACAAGACTATGAGCGTCTCTCTGCGCTCCGTTCCGTCCGGCACAGCGGCTGAGTACATTTCGACGGGAAAGTATCAGCCTGAATGCTATACCCCTTCAAACACGCTCTTTGGCGAGTTGGTGAAGAACGAGGGCGTAGAGTTGACCATCGAAGCTGACCGTCTGGCCGGCAATGTGGCAGGTATTCTTGTATCTAAGAAGACAGGGGATATGCTTCGCTCCGAATACGGTGAAGCGTCTGTTTCTTCCGTTCTGAACGCAACTATCGATGGCAAACTCATGATGGGATACTCGAACCCCTATACGAGTGCAACGGGTCTCAACTTCCTGCTTGCGGCTCTTGCGAGCAGCGGCAGCGACACGATTGTCGATACGGCTGCTGTTGAGAATTTCCAGAGATTCCAGGCGAATGTTCCGCTCGTATCCTTCACGACCCAGCAGATGGTCCAGTCGGCAGACAAAGGCATCGTGGACGGTGTCGTGATGGAGTATCAGTCCTACCAGAATGACCCGACCTTACAGCGCAACTACGAGTTCATCCCGTTCGGTGTCCGGCACGATAATCCTCTGTATTCCATCGGGAATGTCTCTGCGGAGAAGAAGGAAGTTATTGCTGCCTTCGTTTCCTTCTGCGCTCAGAACCAGGCCGAGGCGACGAAGGACGGGTTCAATGGCCTCGATGACTATGTCTATACCGGCAAAGTATACGACGGCAATACCATCGCACAGGCGCAGAGTGTCTGGAAGGAAGAGAAAGATTCCGGTATTCCTATTGTGGCAGAGTTCGTTGTCGATACTTCAGGCTCGATGCGCGGCGAACCCCTGAATGCCCTGAAAACCGCGATGATAAACACCATCCAGTATATCAATGACGACAACTATATCGGCATTATTGGCTTCGATTCGGATGTCAGAGAGTACCTGCCCATTGACCAGTTCTCCCTGACCCAGAAAACCCTGTACAAGGGTGCCGTGAACTCCCTCGACGCGAACGGCAGCACCGCAATGTACAACGGTCTTTGCGTTGCTATGGACCGCATCTACCAGAAATCTCAGGAACTCGGCGGCAACTGTACGCCTATCATCTTTGTGCTCACGGACGGTGACAACAATACCGGATATGACTTCTCCGATACGAAGAACATCATTGCCGGTATGGATATCCCCATTTACACCATCAGCTACAACTACGCAGCGGATAGTCTTTCGGAGCTCGCTTCCATCAACGAGGCGGCAGCTATCGTCGGCAACAGCGAGGATATCACCTACAAGCTCCGCAACCTGTTTAACGCAGAGATGTAACTCAAAAGCGCGGTTTTGTCCGCGCAGCTGCTCCAAAAGACAGCCTCCACGCGGCGAGCAGCGGGCAACGGGAGACAGTCCCGGCAAATTGTCTTTAAGACGGAAGGAGGAAGTGCCCTATGCGAGTACAACAGGTCCCGAACTCTCCCTATTTCATCAATTACGACGATGAGGGTTTTTGCTGTATATCCAAAAGCAGAGAAAGCCAAGAATCCATCCAGGAATCTGAGATGCAAGCATTCCTCGGCGCAGTAGCCAATGCTTGGGATGTGAACGTTGAGATTTGGGTGCTGCCCAAAAAGTAAAGGATTAGCATGTACAATACCAACTACAAATGCGTCAAGCCGTTCGATGTATGGCTTGATGCCATCGGTCAAGATGGCAAGAAAATTCCATATCGGGTAAAGCGTGGGACCATATGGCGTCTGGTCTGGTGCGGTGGCGAGCAGAGCTTCAAGGAATTCACCGGACCGGATAAGATGCACATTACACTGCCGGATGAATATGTTGAGAAATACTTCAAGAAGGTTTGAGCATGGGGAATTATTGTCCCTACACGAACGGAAATGTCGTTTACTTGAAATGTCAGGAGTGCGAAGACAAAATCTGTAAAAAGGGTTGGTTCTTCTGCGGGGTAGGCGGAACGCCCATGTCGATGACAAAATCCCGCAAACAGATGTCGGAATACCTCGATAAGATGCTGGCAAAACGGGAAAAGGTCGTCATTGCAGCAGAATCTGGTAAGAAAATGACTGCTTTGGCGGCTATGTACGCCAGCGAGCGGGGATACTCTTTCATACCTGTTGCAAATGATGATTTGCCCACATACCTCGCCAAACAGCAGCAAAAAGGATGTGTAGTGTTTGATGGAGCCGAAAACGAACGAGAAATCGAAAACACCTGTCGTGAGCTGCGCATACCGCTGCGGCACTGTAAATTGGAAGGAGCATAAAGCCATGATGTACCAGAAACTTGTCCGAGATAATATCCCGGCTATCATTGAGAAGAACGGGGAGACCTGTGTTACGCGCACGCTGTCTGACAAAGAGTACGAGGACGCTCTGATGAACAAACTGCAGGAAGAGGTCGCCGAACTGCTGGAAGCCTACACTGCCAAGGAGCGGAGCGCTCTGGACTGCGCGGAAGAGATGGCGGATGTGATGGAGGTCCTGTACGCTATGGGCAAGACCTGCGCTGTTTCCAAGAGGGAAGTGGAACAGGTCAGAAGCCAGAAGGCAGTAGAGAAGGGGACTTTCTCCAAGAAAATCTTCTTGGTTTCGACTGAGAAGTGAGAGGAGCGGTTTGTGACGCAGCAAGACGCAGTGCGGTTAATCAGAAAACTGATTTTTGCCAAATACAGTCAAGACCCCACGCATTTTTGTCGGTGTGTGGACGAAATTGCACAAACCTTGGACGAGCAAGGCGACAAAGAAAGCGCTCGTGCTATTCGCAATACTTCCCGTGACGGCTATGTAAAATCGTACTACGAGGCAAGTAGACAAACGCAGCCTCTCGGTAGCCCCTTTGTCAGCTACAAGCCTGCGTTCGTCATCGACAACAAGGATATCGCGTTGTGGCACGCGAGGAACGATAATCCGCAAATGCGGGTCCGACACATTTTAGAGTATATCGAAAACGGGGAAATGGTCGGAAAAGATGTGCTGGAATACGATGCGAACACAGACAAGTGGCATCGTGTTGAGGCGGAATGTATCGAGTTGGTATAGGGGCACTGCATCACCCATGCTCCTCTAACCCCTTTCTGCTGGCGGTCAGCGATGAAATAAAATATACAAACAGCGATTTTTATCAACAGCCCCTTGCACATTCGTGCGAACTGCATACAATCTATATTATAGACTAAAAACTGTACCCTGGCGGCTGTTTAACGGCTGTCAGGGTCTTTTTATTGCCTGCCAATCTACTATTCGGAGGGATTACAATGACGCTCAAAGACTTGTCCAGCGAACAGCAGGACCTTGTACGGCTGGCGCTTGACGGGAAAAATGTGTTGTGCGATGCCTGTATCGGAAGCGGTAAGACATCCACCATCAATGTTTTGTGCAACGAGTTTGATTCCTCTAAGGAAATTCTGTACCTGACCTATAACCGGCTTTTGAAACTCGATGCGCAGGAAAAGATTCTGAACGATAATGTCACGGTCCAGAACTATCATGGATTTGCCTCGAAAATCCTGTACCGGCGCGGCATCAAGAATGTCGGACAGGGCGAGCAGATTGGGATGGTCTTGAGGAAGCGCGTTCCTGTCGGGCACTTTGATGTGCTTATTATCGACGAGTATCAGGACATCAACGAGGAAATCTCGAAGATGCTCGAATATATCAAGGAATCGAACCCAGGTCTTCAAATCATCGCAGTCGGGGACATGAAGCAGAAAATCTATGACCAGACCTCGCTGGATATCTGGTCGTTCATCCATAAGTTCTTAGGCAAGCACACGCAGGTCAATTTCACGCAATGTTTCCGCCTGTCTCATGACCTTGCACAGCGGCTCGGAAACATCTGGGGCAAGGATATCAACGGTGTGAACAAGAACTGTAAGGTATCGACCATGTCCCGCGAGCAGGTGGTAGACTATCTGGATACCAAGAACCCGAAGGATGTCCTGTGTCTCGGAGCCAGAACGGGTTCTATGGTAAAGGTTCTGAATGAACTGGAAGCAAGACCCGGCAACCTTTATGACAAGAACCATGTATATGCCAGCATCAAAGAAACGGACGGCGAAAAACATGTAGCACCAGGCGCAGATGTCGGTATCTTTACGACCTTTGACGGCAGTAAAGGCATGGAGCGCCCTATCTGCGTTGTCTTTGATTTCACGGAATCCTACTGGTGCTCCCGTGTATTTCAGCCTATGGCGCGGTATGAGATTCTGAGAAACCTTTTCTGCGTTGCGGCGAGTCGCGGTAAGGATGAGGTCATCTTTGTAGAGCCTCCGAAAAAAGAGGACAGATTTGGGTTGGTCAGCGATAAGACCCTGATGACTCCCGTCAAGATGAATCAGGAGTTCAATACAAAGTTCGATATCTCTGAGATGTTCGATTTCAAGTTCGATGAGGATGTAGAGCACTGCTACCAGCTTATCAATACGACGCCGGTCTTCCATAAAGATGTACATGAAATCGAAATCAAGCATTCGGATGCGATGATTGATTTGGCTCCCTGCATCGGCATCTACCAGCAGGCGAACTTCTTCGATTATTACGATATCGACAGTGCGATTGCATTCTACATGTACCTGCATAACGACAAGAAGGTGGCGCTGCCTTCCAGCTGGAAATCCGTGGAGGAGAAGGTTCTGTTCCTGACGATGCTGATGACGAGCCAGGACCGGTATGTGAAGCAGGTTGAGTTGCCCTTTATTACGAGAGCGCAGGAAACCGACCTGAACAAGCGCCTGTCTATGGTGTTCACTCCCGACGAGTCCGTACAGGAACGTTGTGAGTTGACTGCCGTGGTAGATACCAAGGCAAAGAAGAAACTTGTTATCAGCGGCATGGCGGATGTCGTGAAGGACAACAAGGTCTATTTGCTGAAATTCGTGTCTTCGCTCGCGCACAAGCATTTCCTGCAATGTGCCTGCTATATGCTGGCTACCGGGTTAAAGCAGGGTGTTGTCTGGAATATCCGCGATAACATGATGTATGAAATCGAGATTCCGGACCCCGACAAGTTCCTGGACGCGGTAATCACCTGTATCACAAAGCAGGTCTTTGCCAAGGCAGAAAGCTATATGATTTCCAAGGACTATACGCAGGACCTCGATACCATCATCGAGCAAATCATGACCGATGATTCGCTGCCGGAATTCGATGTTGGCGGCAATGTCAAGGAAGAGAAGAAGACGGCTGACGAAGGTATCTCTATCATCCGCCGTGGTGAGCAGTATATCATTGTGGATGCTGCAAACCGTCAAATCGTCGATAACAGCGCCATGAACGGTTACGATTCGATTCTCGCTGCCTGTGAGGATTATGTCCGGAAAAACAAGCAACTGGCAGAGGAATCCATGTCCAAGAAGGAACTGCTCAGCGTTATTGAGGATTGGCTCGACAATCACAGGGATTTCGAAGCAGCTATGTCCAAAACCGAGGTGGATATCAAGCACCATATCGGCGAATATGCGAACTACGCTTCTCTTTCCACCTATGTTGTTCGTAAGATGCTCAAAGACCGTGGTCTTATCATCAATTTCAGCGAACGCCAGCTGCTGAAGGTCTGGAAGGAGCGGAAGAAGAAGGATACGAATGCCGTGGAGAATACGCGGTACGAGACCCTTGCCTCTACGCTCGAATCCCTCGTTAAGGCAGGGGTCGATGTCCAGCTTGAAATGCCGGAAGAGGAGAAGGTCGCAAAGCCAGAACCGGACCCGGAAGAAGAAAAGCCTCAATTCGATAAGCGCATCCCCTATACCGTTATTCGTTCGTCCCGGCTCTCTAAGCCCAACGATGTGCGGTATATTGTCGTCAATCTGAACGACAAGGACCAGGTGCTGGACGATGCAAGCGGATACGGATACAAGTCGATTTCTGCTGCACAGAAGGGCTACGGATATAAATGCCGGAATCTCACCAAGTACGGGGAAGTTAAGCACTCGTCAAAGCCCAAAACCAATATCCCGGTCTCGCAGAGCCGTCAGCTCTCGTTCGGGGATTTTTGAGAAGGAGGGACTATATGACCTACAGCGAAGCATTTCCTTTATGGGTAGCGGAGGTGTACCGGAACCATGGCTATGAGCCCGATAAGTGGTACGGGTCAGAGGTTGCAGAAACGCTGTACAACGAAGCGATGGCGACCTACAACGGTCCTCCCGCCACGATGCGGGACTATATAGAAGCTATCCCGTCTGCGGAAGAATTTGCGTATTTGGACTATGCGATTGAACGGCTGCACCGCGATAACATCAACCTGAATGCACTTTCCGATAAAGAACGCTGGGCTTTGATGGATAAAATCGTTGCAGAGTATCCGCAGTACAAGAACACTCGCACATCCCATGCCAAGCAGGTACAGCAGACTTCAATGCAGGCGGCGCTCGATGCCGAGCGTGATGTTCTCTTGCAGGCTGCAAGGCGCAATGTGAGCCGGTACAGTGAGGCAGAGGATGCCACAAAGGATTTTGTAATCAAGTAAGGGGGCAGTAACAGAATGGTCAAGATTTACGGCTACAGTGACGATACCGTTTGTCTGGATAATTCCAAATACTTCGAGGATGAAATCGGGTGCTTTGATGTCGCCGGTGTCAGGCTCTATTTGGATGACGGTACGGTGCTTTTTGTCTGCTTCTCCTCTGGCGTCTGGCGTATTTTCATCGAGCAGGAAGGTTCCGCGCCGCACCGGCACAAGGTCTGTCAGGAGACGAATGAGGACGACTACAGCGATGAGTTTTACACCGAAGCTGATGTTGTTCGGCATGAAATTGCATCGGCGAGAAACTGAAGGAAGGTGAGACCCATGAATCTCTCAAAAATTCGTATGATGTTCTTTGATTTCGACGATACCCTTCTCATCCATTATCGGGAACAGAAACTCGACGCGACTGCTGATGCACACAGGGCACGGCTACTGCGGTATGAGGCTGAGAACCGGGGCGGGTACAGGGTATTCAACGAAATTGGGGAAGCCAATACGCTTGTCCAGCATTTCCTCGAAAACTGCGACGGTATCCCGAAATACTGCATCACCCGTGTGCAGGACAGTATGACCCTGCCGTATAAAAAGCAGTGGCTTGAAATGCACTATCCGGGACAGTTCCTCGATGTCATCGGGACTGCCACCCCCGAACGGAAGACCTCCGTCATGAAACTTCTGACCCAAGCTGCCGGTCTGAATGCTGCACAGGCTCTGTATGTAGATGACTATTACGAAGCCCTCAATGAGGCGGCAAAGGAAGGCTTTACGGTCATGACGGTACAGGAACTCATGCTGCGGCAATATACTGCGGAGCAATAATAAAGCGCTAAACCACGAACAAACTAAGGATGACTACCATGAAAAAAATTCTGAAATTTCTTGCCGCTGCGGCATTTGCTATCGTTGTTTACCAGCTTGTATCGCTGCACCGCAAACGCCGTAAGATGGTAGAGATTGGTCAGCAGATTTTCCGGTGATACCTGATGGCGAAAACTCAGCTGACCCGCGATATTGAGGCCGCGCTTCATGCGTGGCATCCTTCCAGCTACGGCGGATATCGGGTGGATTCGTTTCGTCAAGGGTTCGATGCCTTAGAAGTGCCGGTAGAATGCGGGTCTGTCAAATCCGGATTGGTCGATTTCGTCAGGGTTCAGGAATGCTTTACCTCCGAAACCAAATATGGGACCTGCAAACTGGCCTCGCTTATCGAAACGGATACGGGTGCTTCGCTTACCGCGATTCAGCAAAAAGCAAAAGAGGCAACCTGCGTCAAGGATATTTCGTCGATAGATTTTTGCAGGGAGCACTGTTCCGAGCGATGGTGCCACTTCCACAAGACGAATCATCTGTATACGCTCGATGCCGTCATCACTTGTGTGGAAATCAAGATTTCCGTGAGCGATTTTCACTCGGCACACGGGCACAATTTCGTTGGGCACTGCAACTACTATGCGATGCCCACTGAGTTGTACAAGAAGGTAAAAGGCGAGATACCAGAGGATATCGGCGTCTTGCTCTATTACGATGGCGAGAGCACATGCGGAATCCGAAAGGCGAAGGAATGTAAGTCGCACATTCTCTCGGAAAAAACACAAAAATGGCTGATTATGTCCGTTGCTAAAAGGCTGCCCCGGTTCGACAAGAACTGAGGGCAGCTTTTTTATATATTTTTTTGTTTAAGAAAGGACAAACTCAAATGCGGCGAACCAAAGCACTGATACTCGTTGCAACATTGGCTGTGCTGACCAGTGTTGCAGGCTGTTCATGGCAAGCGGAACCTCTGCCTGCCGAATCAGCACAATCCGAATCCTCTCTCAACACCTCTGAATCTGCGACGCAAGAAACAGCAGAAGAAGAACAGCAAATCTCGGACCTATCCGAAGTACCGGAACCAGGCCCGGAACCCGCTGCGTCTTTTGAACCGTCTCCTACACCGCAACCAGAACCGTCCCAGAGTCCGACATCTGAGCCTGCACCGAGCCCGACTCCCTCGCCGACTCCAGAACCTGCGGCAGCAACCTCTGTCTGGGGTGATGTTGTACCTGCCGCCTGGGGTCAAGCCTACGGCACGATTACCTGTGACGCGATTGGCCTGAACGCTTCTCTTATCTGGGGCGATGACCAGAGTCTTTTGAATCAACGCGGCGGGGTATATCAGTATCCGGGTTCTTACCAAGTCGGTGTGACCGGAGGGCATCTGCTTTGCTCTCATAACGACAGCGTGTTTTCTCTGCTGCAATATGTCAGCATAGGGGATAACTTTGTGGTAGACACCGATTACGGCGAGTATGTGTATTCCGTCACCCTGGCAAAACCAGGCTATGTGTCCTCGGACGCGAGCACCGTGATTGCGGATGACGGCACTGTCCTCGTTAATTTCACAGACGGAATCGATAAACTTATCATGTATACCTGCTATCCGTTTGGGTATTACAGCCCAACGAATCAGAGATATGTGGTTCAGGCTGTTTTGCAAGCATGATTGGAGATGTAGTTTTAGGATGCAAAAAAGAAAAATCCGAAAATTCCTGCATTACACAGGAACTGTCTTTATTCCGCTCATCATTGCTATGATGGGCGTTTTGTTTTGGGTGAAAGTAATGAACGACATCGAATGGCTCCTTCTTTCCCCGAAGCATGTCGCGTTCGGCTGCGTTGCGAGCCTTGGTTTGGTTCTTTGCTGTATTTATGCGGACAGGATGCTGTGTCATGATGTTTCGGATACGGTTTGAGTATTGCATGTTCTTGCGATACCGGTAGAATAGAATTGTACGATAGATACCAGATATCTTACAATTCACAATTTCGTTTTTAGCGGACTTATCCCTTTCGGGGGATGGGCCCGCTTTTTTTATTTGAAAGGAGACAAAACCCATGCAAACCAAACACAAATTTCTTCGGAGAACTGCAGCAGTAATTGCCGCGTTCTTCACACTGACATTCACAGGCTGCGGTCAGACACCGGAATCTCCGGGAAGCCTTCCTGTATCCGGGGTCATCTCAGAAACTACCGCACAAAGCGGTCAGGAGACGGCTGGCGTATCGGAAGGCGGCAGCTTTACCATCCACTTTATCGATGTCGGGCAGGCAGATTCCGCCCTCGTCACCTGCGATGGGCACTCGATGCTCATTGACGGCGGCAATGCCGATGACTCGAACCTTGTATACTCAGTATTACAGCGCGAGACAGAGGGACACTTAGACTATGTCGTAGGAACACACGCCCACGAAGACCACATCGGAGGTCTTTCGGGTGCTTTCGAGGCTGACACAGCCGATGTCACATTCTGTCCTGTGACAGAATATGACAGCAAGGCATTCCGGAACTTTAAGGCTCGTGCAGACGAGAGAGGCGGTGGCATTACCGTCCCGGCAGTTGGGGATACATTCACCCTAGGGGAAGCCACCGTCACCGTTGTGGCCGTCAATTCCGTGCCTGAGGACACGAACAATACTTCCATTGTAATTCGCATTGTCTACGGAGATACATCTTTCCTGTTCACCGGTGATGCCGAACAGGAAACAGAAGAGAAGATACTCGAATCCGAACAAGACATCGAATCCACCGTCTTAAAGGTCGGGCATCACGGGTCCAGTACCTCCACCTCTCAGGCATTTCTGGATGCCGTGAGCCCTACTTATGCGGTCATATCCTGCGGCAAGGACAACAGCTACGGACACCCGCACAGCGAAACCCTCGCAAAGCTGGCCAGCGCGGGAGTTGAGGTGTTCAGAACGGACGAACTCGGTGATATTTACTGCACCTCTGACGGTACGGAAGTCACCTTCTCGTATGGGGAATACCACAAGGATGTTGATGCCTCTGGCACCGAGTTGGAAGAACCACAGCAGCCTGACACAATTTCCGAGACCTACATCCTGAACACGAACTCTCGCAAGTTCCACCGCCCTGATTGCTCCTCTGCATCTCAGATAAGCGATGCAAATAGAGAGAAGTACACCGGCACAAGAGAGGAACTTATCAAACAGGGATATACGCCTTGTGGATACTGCAAGCCATAAATATCCAATCAGCATCCAATCCATATAAGCCTATTTGAGTAGTACACGAAATATCCCGCTCTGGGCGAACTGGGTTCAGGAACGCGCCTTGGCTGATTCGGAAACGGAAAACCCCAATAAGGTACTAAAACGATAGCAAGTAAATCAGTCGCCGCCTATGCAAGTAGGTGGTGATTTTTTCTTGCCAAAATGTGCGAACTGAATAGAATGGGTATTGTACGATAGATAACATCCCATATCGAAAGGGTTTTATGCCTTTCGTACAATTCACAATTTCGCTTAAAGGGCGGACTTCTCGTTTCTGAGAGGTCCGCCCTTTTTTGCGTCAAAACAAAAAAAGGAGTGTAAACACCAATGTTAAGAGTTTTTACAATCGTCGCCAATGAGGTCATTGGCTTATCCGCAACGGAATGCACACTGATGCAATTCAGCTACAATCCGGAGCAAATCCGTGACCCCGAAACGGTCCTGCGCAGTGCTGTCATGGACTATCTCAAGACGGACGAAGGCAAACGACAGCTGGAAATCAACTGTGGCTGCTGGAACTGGGGCGATGTCGATGACATTCCCGGCTCGTTCTTCTTGAACTATGGTCTGGCTAAAATTGCTCCGCCGGATGTGAATGTTGTCGTTGACCGCAACGAGAACTTCATGGACGACTACGAGGATTGCGCGGAAGAATAACAGAAAGGACATGAAAAAATGCGTATTTATGCCGCAAACAGCGTATTCATAGAAGTTACGCGCCGGTGCAATATGTGCTGTGCGCACTGCCTGCGCGGAGATGCCGAAAGCATCGATATTCAGGAAAAGTACATTGATGCTTTTCTCGACAGCTTTGAGAAGGGAGCTTATATCAGCTCTCTTACCTTTACCGGCGGCGAAATTTCTCTGAACATACCGGCAATTCGATACACCTTGAAAGCTGTCAAAGAGCGCGGTATCGCCGTTGGAAGCTTTTACATGGTCACCAACGGAAAAGCCGTCGATAAGATGGCTGACCTTGCTATGGCGAGTCTGGAGTGGTGGAATTATTGCGATGACAAGGATGACTATTCGTGTGGTCTTTGTATCAGCAGCGATGATTTCCATGAAGCAATCCCATATGAAAGTAAAAGTATCCTTAGTGGCTTGAAATATAACCGTAACGATAAGGTAACGGACTTTCATCGGGCTTGTTTACTGAACGAAGGGCGTGCTAAGAATCTCGATTCGAATATCTATAAGAAACGTGAGCCTTATATAGACAAGCTCGAATACGAATTCAGCAAAACCGGCGGCATCGACTTTTACAGCGGCGAGCTGTACTTGAACGCCATCGGCGATGTCGTTTCCGGCTGCGATTTGTCCTACGAATCGCAGAAGAAATATCGTTCTGGTAATGTAATGAACAAAAACTGGCTGGGGAACATTTCCAACAGCGAGTTGTGCATTGCAAGCTAAACCATATCACTTATACATTGCCACCGTTTTCCTACAGAAACGGTGGCTTTCTTAGAAAAGGAGACCTTAAATGGCTAAAAACAAAGACATGATTGCACAAATAGGTGCAATGTTGACTAAAAAGGAAGAAAAGCCTTTTTCCTACGAAGAACTTGCTGCAATGCTGAAAACCAGCCCTGATGCCCTCAAAACATTCGAGGATGCCTATAAGAAACAGGTGCTGGACAGCGGGGCATTGGCCGAGAACTTCTTACAGTGGGATACCGCTACTGTCAAGGCTATGCTCGACAAGAGGGTGCCGTTTACGCGGGACCTAGAAGCGCTTATCGACCGTATCGTAGGTGAGTTAACAGATGGTACTCGCCTGTACATCTACAACGAAAAACGCGGCGGATACTATGTGAACTATGCGTCATCTCGATACGCTGTAACGGTAACGAACGATGACCTGAAAAAATACCCGGAAGAACTCAGACCTCAGCTGACAGGAAATCTTGCGAAGGTCGATATCTCGGAGCCGTCGTATAAGATTCTGCTTCAGAATTACGCCGGGTACAAGGATGCACGCGATGACCGCATGAAGAAGTTCTACTACAACCAGTTCCGTCAGGGTCTTGATATTCTTGACCTCGACGACTTCACCTACCAGATGCTCGAAATGAATCCCAACACGATGGGATTCTGGCTTCCGCCGCTGGCAAAAGCGTTGTGCGGGAACAAGTTCTTCAGGATTCCTGATACCAAGATTTTGCGTGTACCGCTGCCGATGCTGCAGCTCACTCGCCTTGGCTTTGAAACCCTGAATCCAGTGACCAAGGAAATCGTGAACCGCTATTGCAAGCGGATATTCAAGTTGGATGAGCATGAGGACTACTTCATCAAAACAGGAACTTATTCTTCCAAGTATGAGTTCCGCAACGCTCATATCCATGACACGAAGGAAATCAATGAGATGGGCGAGTATTTCCTGTTCCTGAACCATCTGACCTGTTCTATGGCTTCGCCGTTGAACAATACCTGCTTCTATGGTGCTAATACAACGAACGAGTGGGTGCTCAGAGAGTATATCAAGGACAAGGAACACAACCCGACCATCTACAACGGTTTGCCGCTGCATACTGAGTACCGCGTGTTCGTCGATTTCGACGCTGATGAGGTGCTGGGTATCAGTCCATATTGGCGTGCCGATGTAATGAAGGGTAAGTTCAAGAATGCAAGTACGCCGCAGGAACGCCACGACTATGTCATCTATCAGATGCACGAGGATGTTCTGCAATCTCGGTACGATGACAGTGTTCGGATGATTCTGGAGGAAATCAAGAAGATTCTTCCCGCCATAGAACTGGTAGGGCAGTGGAGTATTGATGTGATGCGCAATGGTGATGATTATTACATCATCGACATGGCGCTCGCTGAAAACTCCGCACTGAACGATTGCGTGCCTAGGGAGAAACTTCGTGCCTACCCGCAGCAGTGGTTGCCTATGGCTACGAACAGCTGAAAAAGGAGTCTGCCCTATGGATGCTATAAGATATTTGGATGCTGATACGATTCTTGACTATCTGCACAATTCAAGTGAGACCTATCTCGAGGGGCTTATCCCTCAAAGCTACGGTTTTCCAACAGAAACGGATAGGAGTGTATATGTTCGATTGCTGAAGGTTCCCGTTAGAGATAAAGCATCCGAAGTATACATGCAAGCTATCCCATACAAAACGTTTGAAGGTGACAGCAACCGTCCAATAGAGGAGTTTGGGAAAGATACCAAATTTGAAAAGGTCGGGGTTGTCATTGATTCGTCTCGTCTTTGGCTTATGGGGCCGCTTTGGCGAATTTGCACTCAAAGTAGGCAGAAGTTCGATGATGCTGATTTTGTGTCTGAATTCTGGGATGCGTTTACCAGAAAGGTTTTGAAGGAATACGCAGTTGACGCTGGCGTAGAAAAGAGCGAGGCCGTTAAGAATCTGGCAAAACAGTACGCGATTTTGGATATGCTCTCTAAGCGTGAGAAGCCGGTGTATTTCGGCTGTATCAAGAACGCCTTGCAAACTTTATATCCAGTCAGTGTACTTGGCTACTACGAGTTGGGTCTTAACTATGCTTGTGACCCCGAAGGATTCACAACTTCTTTGTTGACAAGTCTCAGTAGAAGGAACTTTAAAACGACATCAAAGGAAACGCCTACCGGTGCATATATCCCCAAAAAGGTTGCGGCAGCGAGGCTTGCAAGTAAGATGACCAACATGTTCGTTCCGACCAAAAACGAATCCCAGAAAACAGCGAGACATCTTCTGAATTCCTACAAGGGAACTGTTTGCAAAAAGAACATTGTCGATGTAACGCTGTGCAACAAAAACGCCGGAAATATGCAGATTAAGATTCCTCTTGACAACTTCCTCTACTATGAGCCGAAAACAAAAGAAATCTTCGTAAACATCTGCGATATTTGCGAAGGCGAACGTAAAAAAGTAAACCGCTATGTCAAAGATTGCGGGTTCTTTGTGCGAGAAAACCTCGTCCCTATGATGCTTGTACAAAGGTTTGAAGCATAAATCCGCAGCGATGGTTGCCGGGAGCAACGACTGTTTCCTGATTTTTCTCGCTGTTCTGTTGCCAAAATGTGCGAGTAGAAGAAAAGCTCGACCTTGCACGTAAATGCGGTTTGCAATTAACAGCCGATGTTAAGGAGGGTATCAACCAAATGTGCAATTACAGCGACTATGTCGAACAAAAAGGAATTGAGAAAGGCCGTATTGAAACGCTTTCCGAAAGTGTTGTAAAACTTGTTCGCTCCGGCACTCTGACGCTTGATGCAGCTTTGGATGTGCTGCAGGTATCTGACGATATCCGTGCTACCGTCAAAGAAAACGCCGAAAAGGCTCTCAATCAATAACATATAATTTTGTCGCTGCCTATGCTGGGGGCAGCGACTTTTTTCTTGCCAAAACGTGCGAATGGCATAGAATAGGTATTGTACGATAGATAACATTCCATATCGAAAGGGTTTTATGCCTTTCGTACATTCACAATTTCGCTTGAAGGGCGGACTTCTCGATTCTGAGAGGCCCGCTCTTTTTGCGTCCAACACAAAAAGGAGCGTAATGACATGTTTGAAATTTGCAATGACAAGACCTATTTTCTGGCCGAAACGACCGCCAAGAACAAAACAATCGAAATCACCCTCGTGAAAGACAGCCACGGCGGTCTTCTGAATGAGCACGAGATTAAGCTTGACCTCTGCCGTGCAATTCTCGAATTGCAGCGGGGCGGCTATATCGTCACGAAGGTCCGTGCCCTTGACTACGACATCGAGAATGTCGTGGATGTGTTCCATCTGCCGGAGTTTGAGGAGGCTCGCGAGAACCCGATGCCCGATATTGTATCCGGCGTCATCACCTCGAACTTTGATTCCGGCGCATCGTTCCATCTGCCGTGCAAGGTGAACAAGAAAACGCACGAGGTGTTTGCTGTGGAAGTTCCTGCACAGCCCTGCTACGATGACTCGTTCAGAAACGCAACCGTGAATGTCGATGGCGTTGACCGCAGTCTGCTCAATCTCAACGACATTGTGAGCGAGTATGACAGCGATGACTACGACGGCGTTCTCGATGCTCTGTATCATGTTCAGGCAAAGAACGATTACTGGGAGAACGACGGCGAATCTCTGACGGACCTCATCCACAAATACCGCTGGTATATCCTGAAAGATGCCCTGATGCAGCGTGGCCGCGATGCCGTCACGGATTTCATCGGCACCGACATCAGCAGCAGCGAGTTCAGCCGTGTCCTCGATGAGACGGAAATGGTGATGCCGGACGAAACCTTCGAGAAATTCTGGGAAAAGTACATCTGACCAATACCAATGCGGTGGGGCAAGACACTCCACCGCCTTTTTTCGCAAAAATACACAAACGAACCCACTGTCTAAATCAGACAAGAAAGAGAACCATATGAGCATTTCACCGAAAAACGAAGCATCTCAGAACAATACCGCCAAACGCCGCGACTATATCTCGTGGGACGAGTATTTCATGGGCATTGCGATGCTGTCCGCGATGCGCAGCAAAGACCCGAACAGTCAGGTGGGCGCATGTATCGTGCGCGACAATAAAATCCTGTCTCTGGGGTACAACGGTATGCCGATTGGCTGCGATGACGATATCATGCCTTGGGGCAGGGAAGGAAACGAACTCGAAACCAAGTACATGTATGTCTGCCACTCGGAGTTGAACGCTATCCTCAACGCCGGGAAAGACCTGCACGGGTCAACGATGTATGTCACGCTTTTCCCGTGCAACGAGTGTGCGAAAGCAATCATTCAGAGCGGAATAAAGCGTATCGTGTATCTCGACGACAAGTACCGGGATGCGAACAACAATGTCGCTGCACGACACATGTTCAAGATTACCGGGGTAGAAACTAAGAAATACGAGCCCAGTGCCCGCAACATCTCGCTGAACCTGTAATCATCACAATCGGTCTAAAGACCGCCACGAAAAATAAGGAGTACCATAATGAAAATCTATCATACTGCGCTTGGCGTATGCGACACCTACGAGGTCGTAACGGAACCGCCTCTCGGCTATATCATTTGGAATATCGGCGATAATGCACCGGAAGGCTACCTCCCGTTCTGCAGACTCAAATTTATGCAGCCGTTTGAGGGCGGACGCGAAATTGAGTCGGATACCCTGAAAGCCATGAAATGTGACGGTGCAAGGGAAATCTTAGCCGCCACCGGACTGGGTGCCGAAACCTCCGCCGAGATGAAGAAGTTCATCAAGAAGCACGAACGCAACCCCCGCAAGAGTTGGGAGTGCGAAAGAATGCGTGCCGCTATCCCGTATCTTGAGAGAATCGGAATGTAATACCATCGAGCCGTCTCCGTCTTGGAGGCGGCTTTTTTGTTTATCGTCAGATTCCTGTGTCCGGTAATTTCTCTCTCAATGTTGCATAATCGTGCGAACCGGATACAATAGAAAACAACGAGAGAACGCAAAGAGGTGAGAACATTTTGGAACAGCTTGAAATAATCATTCCGGGCGGTCAGAAACTCTCCGTCCGTGATTTCGTTGAATGGGAGTACAACGGCGGTAAGGCAGATTTTCAGCCGGATGAACATTATCCTTTATGGGGGACTGTTCCTATTGAGGATAAGTTGCGATATATTGCAATCAGTGTGTTTGGTGATTTGGCGAGTTACGGAAAATACGATAACCGAATCGGCGTTACGGACGGTGAGTCGGAGCATTACTTCTTCTTCACGGTTCAGGGCAAGGATGAAGATATTCTTCTCGCCTTGAATGTCATGCTGAATGTGATATATACAAGCGCAGAGGGGAAATGCCGCAAGGAAACCGGCACATCTTTCGCGGAACTGCCACTGATGCAGAGATTTGATGCCATCACCAGATACATCGAAGACGAGTTTGAGACATGCCTTATGATGCTTTCGGACATCCCGCACATGCAGTGGACCTAAATTCGCAAAAAGTTGTTGCACATTCGTGCGAATTGGGTAAAATGAAGACTGTAAGGTGAATCAGTTGGTGAGTTTTTTGCCCGCGTTACGCGAAAAAAGTGAATACTGAATACAAGAAGAAAGTTCTTTCGGGAGCTTGCTTCTTTTATTTTGGGAGGTTTCTATGACGCATAAGAAGTTGCTGGAACGCAATCGAAAAATTACCGATGCACTGCAAAATGGCGCAAAGGTCACGGACCTCGCGCAGGAGCACGGGCTCAGCCCGCAAACCGTCTACCATATCGCACAGGCGGAGATGGAGAAGCGGCGGAAAGTGACTTTCACAGAGTGGAAGGATAACCGCAACGACAAGATTCGCAACCAGTATCAGGAAGGCATTTCAGCCGAAGAACTGGCAAAAGCTTTTAACCTTAACCGCGCCACGATTTTTCGTATTTTGAAAGAAGGCGGGGACTCCTACCACCGGCACCTCGACACGAAAATCGAGACCTCTACTTTGCGCCGCATTAAAGATTTCAAGCAGGGGTTTGTGGACTACGCGAAGAAAAACCCAAACACGCCGGTCGAGAACCTTGCTCGGGAATACGGTATCAGTCCCTCTTCCGGATTCAAGTATCTTCATGAGGCCGGTATCTATCGCGGCAAGGGACGCAAAAAGAAGGCAGCAAAGCCTAAGAGGTGAACCAGTATGAGGAAAAGGAAAGCAACCCGCAGCGAAATCATCGAGCGAAACAGGAAGATTGTCAAAGACTATGAGGACGGGCTATCGTTTGAGCAGCTGTCCGAGAAATACGGGCTTTGCGTCAGGACCTGCTATCGCGCTCTCGATGAAGAACAACAGGCGCAGCGCATTGCGGAAGAACAGGACCATGCCAATCTGGTCGATAAAATCGTGGCGGAGTATCAGAAAAATACGCGTGTCCGCGACATTGCCGAAAAGTACGGTGTTTCCATTGGGTATTGCAGTGCCATTGCTGTTCAGGCCGGAATCAGCAACAAAGAACTCAGTCACCGTCGCATCACCCGCCGTCAACAAAAACGCAACGATGAAATCTTCGAGAAATACCAAAACGGCATCGACGCCAAAGACCTCGCTAAGGCATACCATTATTCCTTGCCGGGTATTTACAGTATTATTCGGCGCGTCCGTAAGCAGAAATGTAAAAGAGATTGAGTCCTCTGCAGAATGTTGCAGAGGGCTTTTCTTCTTATGAGGGAGGGAAATTAAGTGAACGAGAATGAACGGGCATTGCTTCGGTATGTAGTGGAAGGGGATATTCGGAAATCTCAGCAGCAGGCGAAAATCGTGTTGGAGGGGCTTACTACTGTCAAGGACAAAGCGTTCAAGGAAACCTGTCTGCGAACACTTGCAAGTAAAAGTCCTACACTCATCGAACTGCCGTATAACCTGCAGGGGCTTTTGGTCGCGGAGGATTCGAGCGCTTTCCGAGAAGACCGGTTCCTCATCCGAGACAGCGAGAAGGCGGTCATTGATAAAATGTGCAAGACGCGCCGTGCTGCGCTGCGGTTACAGGAAATGGGGATTCACTATACGAGTTCTCTTTTACTCATGGGCGAGCCGGGAACCGGAAAGACTGAGTTGGCGCGGTATATCGCATATACGACGAACCTTCCTTTCGTATACACGAATTTCTCCGGTCTGGTGAATTCCGCTCTGGGCAAAACGCAGAAGAATATCGGTATGATATTCGACTATGCGAGAAAAAGTCCGTGCGTGCTCTGCCTCGATGAGATTGACGCTATCGGGACACGGCGCGGCGGCAAGGATGATGTTGCGGAAATGAACCGTGTGACGATTGCCCTGATGCAGGAGCTTGACCGACTCGGCAACGACATCATCCTTGTCGGGACCACGAACCGTCCCGATACGCTGGACGATGCTCTGCTCCGGCGCTTCACCTTTGGGCATACGGTAAGACCTCTGTGCCGGGACGATGCGCGTACCCTCGCAAGGATGTTCTTTGCATCAGTAGGGTATTCGGCATCCGATGCGGAAATTGAATCGCAGCTCGATGACACTTCACAGTATTATACCGCAAGCAAAATCACGAATCTTTGCATCGACCATATCATCGACTGGGTAGCAAATCAGGAGGATACACCATGCATCGGAAAAGTTTAACCGGAGAAGCAAAACTGAACCGCGATAAGGCAATGCTGAACGATTATATCGCCGGTATGCACATCGCGGAATTGGCTGAGAAATACGGTATCGGCTGCACGAATGTTAAGAAATCCCTTGAAGTGTTAGAGGGTTTTGATGCTGTGCGCCGCAATGACCGCAAAAGCCCGAATCGGAAACCCAACAATCAGAAACGATTGTCGAAAGCCGAAATGGAGCAGCGGAATATTGAGATTGCGCAAGACTACAAAAACGGGGCCTGGACCTTTGAAATCGCTGAGAAATACAATCTCTCTGGACAACAGGTCTATCATATCCTGCACAGAAGCCCTGATTATACCCCGCACAAAGAGAATATCGGGTCAGCTGCACAGTTCAAGAAACGCAAACGCAATGCTGAAATCGTTGCGGATGTCAGGGCAAATCCGTACATGACTGTCGGAGAAATCATGGATAAGTATGGGTTATCGGAATCCACCACCTATCAGGTATTTCGAGAAGCAGGGCATCCGATTTCTGGTGGTCTTGTCCGTTTCGGTCCTGAACCGCCCATGAACATCCCGGAATTCAAGCACAGCCCGAAAGTATTGGGGCTGCGGCGTGAAGCCTTGGAAGACACCAAGACCCCGGAGGAAATCGAAGTGCGGAACAACGATATCCTGAGAGACTACAAAGCGGGTGTCAAGGTAGAGAATATCGCAGTACGGTACAATGTCACGCCGCGATTCATTGCGGGGCTTATACAGAAACACCGGGCACATCACCCCCTCTACCGCAAGAACCTGCGCGGCAACGCTAAAATGAAGAAGAAGCTGCCGGAAGAAGTCTGCGAAGGGATTGCAGTAGAATACCAGAACGGGAAAAGCGTCTCCGACATTGCTAAAGACCATAAGATTGCCGTGGGTCAGACCTATAAGATTCTGCATGACTACGGAAAGCTTTCTGAATCGCTGACAGAAGCCGAAACTCGTAAAGCCACGCAAAGTCGTTCTCCTATCACGGATAATGTAAAAGCCCGAAACCGGGAATTTGCGGAATTTGCACGGATGAATACCGGCAAAAATCTGCGTGACCTTGCGGATATATATGGTATCTCCTACAGCACAGCTGTAAATATCGCAAAGTCCGAAAACATCCATAAACGGGCAGGGGTGGTTGTACCGTGAGAGATTTCGAGTGGCGGTATCGCAGGCATCGTGGCACGGTAGCAGAGGAATGTCCCCGCGTTGCTGCTATGTGGCATCCGACAGCCAATTCTGTATCGCCGCAGGAAGTCACCTGCGGCAGCAATCGTAAAATCGCTCTTATCTGCCCGAAATGCGGATACGGAAAGAACGGAGAATGGCGTCCCTCTATCGCCGGTGCCTGTCGAACAGGCGGCGGATGCCCGGCGTGTTCCGGAAAAGTCCTTGTCGAAGGTGTCAATGATGTAGCTACCGTACATCCCGAAATCGCTGCACAGTGGCATCCGACACTTAATGAGTTCCCGCCCACGCGAGTGACTTCCGGAAGCGCAAAGCATGTATACCTTGTCTGCAAGGATTGCGGGTACGGCGCAAACGGAGAATGGCATCCGATGATTGCTTTTGCCTGCGGGTCCGGGGGAGTACATACCGGATGTCCCGAATGCGCCAGAAACTCACTGAGAAAGGCCATGAGAGCCCACTACGCCAAAACAGCAAGGAAACCTGTAGTATCAGTTGCATGCCCTCAAATCGCCGCTTTGTGGCATCCTGAAAACGAATTCGGCCCCGACATGTATACGACCGGCAGCTGCAAAAATATCCCGCTCGTATGCACCGCATGCGGGTACGGCAAAGACAAAGACTGGACGCCTTCGATTGCTGACGTTTGCCGGAAAGGCGCAAAGTGCCCGTTTTGCGGTAACATCGTGAGGTAATACCCTTGTACAGACAGAAAAACAAGACTCCCTATAACATTGCGGGTCAGATGAAGGTAGGTCTGATTGGTGAATCTGTCACCATGCACTATCTTGACTACTATTGTGAAAAGCACAAGGACAGGATTGCAGGATTTTCGGATGTACGGGATGACAAGAAATATCAGGAAGACGACATCGACTTCATTGTATACAGAAAAGACGGTTCTTCATTCACGGTTGAAGCAAAGGCTGACACCTACAAAACCGGGAATGTCTTCCTCGAAACAGCGGTGAATAGTTTCGCTATCGGAGAAGATGACAAGCTGCTGCGATTTGGAAAATACCAAAAAGCGATAGCCAAGCACTCGAAGGGATGGCTGTATAAGGAAGCTGACTATATCTTTTATTATTTCACCGAGACCAGGCAAATATATGTCTTTGAGCGCATGGCGGCAATGCACTATCTCAATTTCGCTCTGTGCTCGGATACGGTGTTCGTCCACGATGAACGAAGACCTTTCGGGAGGGCTGCGGAAAACAAAGAGCAGCGAAGTAACTACATGCAATACTACGGTACAGGCTTTTGCGTGAACGCGGAACAGATGCGCCGTTCTGATGTCATCGACCACAGGATGCATCGCGTCGGCAACAGGAGTCTGCGATTTCCGGAACGCATCGAGCCCGGGAAAGTGTTTGAACATTTTGTAAATCATACTTGTATTTGATACACTTTTTGCGCCAAAATATGGTATAATGCAAGTACAGAAACAGAAAAGCAGCAGGTTGAAGCACACCCTATATATTGCGGTTGTTTTCTGAGTTTTCCGTTCTTAATACTATATATAGTGTTTATAGCGTTGACGAAACACCACATTTATGGTATAATGCAACTACTTTCGGGAGATAGCCACTTCTCCCGAATATGCTTCTGTAGCTCAGATGGCAGAGCAGCTGTTTTGTAAGCAGCAGGTTGCAGGTTCGAATCCTGTCGGAAGCTGATGCCGGGAAGATGACCTCCACGCGGTCGGCATCGGGCAACAGGCTTAACCTCCCTTAGCTTGGCAAACATCTTCGCAGATAACATAAAACTCTTAGAAGATACCAGATATGCTCCGAAACAACATCATAGTTTTACACACACTTACATACACATCTGCTTGCAGCTGGTTGTAGAGCGGCGGCAAGCATCGTATCTGGTATCCCATAAGAGTTGCCGCTCATAAAGACAGCCTCCTCGCGGCGAGCGGCGGTAACACGGGTATTGAGCTCCCCGTGGCAAATGTCTTTTCTCTTGGGTCGTTAGCTCAGTCGGCAGAGCATCGGACTGTTAATCCGAGCGTCGCTGGTTCGAACCCAGTACGACCCGCCACGCGGAGTATAGCAAAGGTAGCTTACCAGCCCCATACGCTGGCGGTTGCAGGTTCAAGTCCTGTCTCCGCACCCATCGTCCATGCCATGACGTTAAACCGGCTATTCATGTCAATCGGTCGGACGTAAAACGACCGAAATATTCTGGTATCGAATACGAAGGTTGCAATGCACCATGGTTAATTCGCCCGCAGCGCACGGGAAAAGGTGGTTCAACTCCACCTGCCAGAGCCATGACCTGTTGGAAGCGATTCTAGCAGCTCAAATAAAACAGGGATGGCACTCCGATGCAGAAGTAATTCTCGTCCGAATGCAACATCTGAACAGAAGGGACACTCCGATGCACTAACGCACGTCAATTTGACAAACAAAGTGACGAAAGCGTAACTCCAATGTACTGATGAACCTGATGGCGGGCAGCTCCCGTCTTAAAACAACATGATAGGTAGCGCCTATCTGAGTGCGTCCGTACACCTCGGCGTACTCAGCCACCCGATGGGACAGCCTCCACGCGGCGGGTGGTGGACAGCGACTATGCTTGTCACTGACGAATGTCCTTTCAGGAACCGCATTGCATTCCCTGTGCAAACGGTATCCTAAACGGTCAGGAAGCCGTGTGGGCGAGTGCTTCCTCTTGTGCTTCGGCGCAGAAACAACAAATCTCGTCCCGCTAAGCATGCATCGTACGAGCATCCCCGTTAAGCCGGGGCGCAGCCAGACGCGACATAGCCGAAAAAGGCGAGACTGCTGCGCGGCATCTGGTAAGTTTGCCGCAGTCTTACACAGCCCATAGCATTCCGTTGACCCGAATTGACAGGGAAGTAACGGCAGGGCTTGAATTGAAGTTGACCAGTGTCCAAAATGCTTTTCCGGATTCTTTCGTATCGTCCACGCAGAGATTCGCGGAATCGCTAAGAGACATAAAGATGATGTTTCGGGGATGACGACCTACTAAACGGACATCATGGCGGGGCTAAGAGAGGGTTCACCCGCTTTTTCTCATGCAGGCATCGTATAGGGGTTAATACACTAGCCTTCCAAGCTGGTCACGCGGGTTCGAATCCCGCTGCCCGCTCCACCGTCGCCGTCACCGTACGCCACGACATTAAATTTGGCGAGCATGGTCCACTTGTGGTACGCTGTCGAATGCCAACGGACAGCCAAAAAATCAATCGGCAAACAGGTGCTGCACCTGAAGGTATCCGAAAGTCTCGGCATCAGTCGCGAATGGTGCTGAAAAACATCGGAGAGGATACAGCGCAGAATCCTCCGGGGTTGCTACCGGATGGTGCTGGACGCGAGGTTGGCTTCCTCGCTGAGGGGTGATAACCAGCATAAAACACCCTACCGTGCTTGGTTAGCTCAGTTGGTAGAGCAGTGCATTCGTAACGCGCAGGTCGGCAGTTCGAGTCTGCCATCAAGCTCCACGGTCCGATTGGGTGACGCGCTCTTTGAGAATCCGCCCAAGAAGCTGTCAGCGGGGGCATGCACTTGCTGACGGTTGGCTAAGTCCTTCCGAAAGTCGTCGGAGTCGGAACCGAACACGAATGGGCAACGTAAAGCCCCGCACGGCAGAGCGTTATCTGCTATAGCGCATGACAACTCTAAGTAGGAAGGAGATGATTCCGATGGAGCAGGCAATTATCAACGTCGAAGGCACATCAACGATTGAAACCGCAGCGGCGGTTAAGAAGCTGATTGAGACCTTCGGAAGTCAGAACATCCGTGCTCTCTCGGTCAAGCGCTTGAACGAGAATAGTAACGAAGTCGTTGTTGAACTCGATTTTGTACCGGGTCTGGCACCGCATCTGCACGGCTTCGCTTTGCAGGTCAATGGCTTGACTGCGGGTTACGACGGCACCGGCCCCTCGAACCTGTACGAAGTTCTGCAGGCAGCTGGCGTCGATGAGCGCCTTCTGACGCGTGAGGATATCACGCAGAAGAGCGCCAAGACCATTCCGCTGCATCTGGAGCGCGAGGTCAAACAGTACGGCGAACTTCATTACGCGTAATTACTGGCGGGTCTTTCCCGCCATCATGGGGGCATAGCTCAGTTGGGAGAGCACCTGCTTTGCAAGCAGGGGGTCGAGGGTTCGAATCCCTTTGCTTCCACCACCAGACACATCTCCATCTTGGAAATCGTCTCTGGGCGTGCATTGTACTGTTACACAAGCGCAGTACGGTCATTTATTTGGTGCGGTACTCCTTAACTACACCACGAAGACGATAATCCTGCCCGCACCGCCCCCATCTGAGGGTCATTTACACAGGGTTACGTCAAGCCGAAAACATCATGCCGAGTGGCGAAAACGGCTGCGGCATGGGCGAGACAAATTCGTCTCGTCAGTCATCTTTTGAGAGCGACCTCCACGCGGTAGATGGCGGGCAACGCAGATTTCTGCGGCTAACACTCTCTGATTCTTGGATAGGTGTCCGAGTGGTTTATGGAACTGGTCTTGAAAACCAGAGATGCATCCGCGTCCGTGGGTTCGAATCCTACCCTATCCGCCATCAGCAGTCGGATACACTCTGTACCCGGCTGCTTTTTACTTATTTGCGCTTCTTTTTATCGTACCAGAATCGTTTTTCTCCCGATGGGAGCCTCTCGGATTCTGTTGCGATTTGTGAACATTACGTTAATTATGGTTGTACTCAGTACACTTTAAAGGTAAATTGTGGTATAATGCATATAGAGCGACAGGGAAAACGAAATATCAGAAGTCTTCCGCTCTTCACATCGTTTCGTTGATGTGGGGACTCACCCCACACAGTAAAAAAGGAGAAGTAAAATCATGCGCAAAAAGTCTATGATGAAGAATGTGCTTGCAGTTGCCATGGCTGCTACAGTCGCAATCTCTGTTACCGGATGTAAGGGCAAGAAGAATCAGGATGCTGCCTCTTCTGCTCCTTCCACAAGCCTGAGCGATTCCGCAAGCACCGCACAGTCCGAAACCCCCGACACTGCCGAGAAGGAAGATACCAGCGCGGCGGCGTCCGAGAGCAAGGCTGAGAGTGAAGCCGAGAGCAAGCCCGATTCCAATGCTGCCAACACCGAGAACAAGACCGCTGAGTCTGAGGCCGCTTCCGACAAGGCTGAGAAGCCCGCCGCCAGCCAGAACACGAACCCCGACAATGTTTCTACTAAGGACGGTCCCGCTAAGGCTCCCGTCTACAACACCCATAAAACCACCACCGGCACCAAGACTCCTGCCCAGAAGCCTGCTGCTGTGACTCCCGCTGCCACTCCCGCCGAGAAGAAGTCTCAGCCCGTCTACACCTTCACCGTGCGCCATCATGACGCCACCTGCACCACGCAGGGCTATGATGAGCATATCTGCAACGAGTGGGGCGGCATGAACTACAACGACAACTATGTTGCCGCCAAGGGTCATAGCTGGGATAACGGCACCGTGACGAAAGCTGCCACCTACACCGAGACCGGCATCAAGACCTTCAAGTGCAAGGATTGCGGTGAGACCCGTACTGAGGAGATTCCTTCTCTGGACAAGACCTACCACATCCTGCAGGTCGTTGCTCCTACCTGCACTTCCGAGGGCTATACCATCTATGAGTGCAATGAGGTTCCGGGTCTTACTTACAAGGGCAATTTCACCGACAAGACCCCGCACACCTATGATGAGGGTGTCGTGACCAAGGAAGCGACCATCTACGAGAAGGGCGTCAAGACCTTTACCTGCTCTGCTTGCGGTGATACCTATACCGAGGATATCCCGATGGTGGAGAAGACTTGGCACAAGGGTGATACGGTTGCTCCCACCTGCACTGAGGAGGGCTACACCGTCTACATCTGCGACCAGGACGCCACGCTGACCGAGAACCGCGATTTCGTGGACGCTCTGGACCATGATTGGGGCGAGGGTGTCGTCACCAAGGCTGCTACCTGCACTGAGGATGGCGAGAAGACCTTTACCTGCTCTCGTGACAGCGCGACCAAGACTGAGGTCATCCCGGCTGTGGGTCACAAGTGGGATGATGGTACTGTCACCACGCCCGCCACATGTGAGGCTTCCGGCGTGAAGACCTACAAGTGCCTGAACGATGGCTGCACCGAGACTAAGACCGAGGAGATTGCCGCGCTTGGTCATAACTACGATGACGGCGTTGTCACCAAGGCTGCTACCTGCACTGAGGATGGCGTCAAGACCTTCACTTGCCAGAACGACAAGAGCCATACCTACACCGAGGTCATCCCCGCAACCGGTCACGATTACGATGACGGCGTTGTGACCACCAAGCCCACCTACACCGAGAACGGTGTCAAGACCTTCACCTGCCACAACTGTGGTGATACCTACACCGAGAGCATTCCGGCTCTGGGTTACACCTACAACGAGACCGTGGTCGCTCCTACCTGCACGGAGGACGGCTATACCATGCACGAGTGCGTGGAAGACGCCACCAAGTCCTTCAAGGACAACATCGTCCCTGCGCTGGGTCATGAGTACAAGGAAGTCACTACTCCCGCCACCTGCAAGGACGCTGGCAGCGTAGATAAGGTCTGTGAGCGCTGCAACGATAAGCAGCATGTCCGCGATATCCCCGTCAACGAGGAGCATCAGTGGGACGAGGGCGTTATCACCAAGGAGCCTACTGCCACCGAGCCGGGCATCAAGACCTATACCTGCACCGTCTGCAACAAGACCAAGACCGAGAGCATTGCCAAGGTCCATGTCCATGAGTACACGGGTCTTGGTGAAATCGTCAAGGAGCCCTCTTGCGAGACTGAGGGCGAGCGTTGGATGTACTGCACCAATGATGGCTGCGACAGCAAAATTCTCGTTCCTATGCCCGCTATCGGCAGCCACGACTGGGACTTCGAGCACACCGAATGCCTGAAAAAGGCTACCTGCACCGAGCCGGGCACTATGCTGATGCACTGCAAGCGCGATGCTTCCCATACCATGACCTACTCCTATGGTGGTACTGGTCATATCTGGGATGAGGGTGTCATCACTACCCAGCCCACTCATGACGAGTACGGCGTCAAGACCCTGCATTGCAAGAACTGCGACGCGACCATGACTGAAAAGGTCCTGCCCACCAAGTACACCTTCACTGTTACCGTTGTCCCGCCGACTTGCACCGAGGACGGCTACACGATGCACAAGTGCAATCAGGATGACAGCTTCTCTTACAAGGACAACATTGTACACTCCACCGGTCACCATGCCGAGATGCGTGTCATTGAGCCTACCTGCAAGGAAGAGGGTCGCACCGAAATCTACTGCACCGTCTGCGGTGAAGTGAGCACCGTTCTCTCTACCACGCCCAAGAAAGACCATACTTGGGATAGCGGTGTCGTTACCACCGAGCCTACCACTGAGCATGAGGGTGTCAAGACCTACACTTGCACTGGTTGCGGCGAGACCAAGACTGAGTCTATCGCTCGTCTGCCCGCAAGTGCCAAGGTGGCTGCAAACCCTATCGTAGCCGGGGCTGAGCCTGTTGTCGAGGTTCCGGCGCAGGAAATGAGCGCCGAGAGCATCAACGCCGAGACCTATGTCGCAGAGACTCCGGTTGAGTCTGCTGTACCTACTGAAACTCCTGCCGAGCCCGTTGCTCCTGTTGAGCCCGCTGTACCTGCTGAGACTCCTGCCGAGCCTGCCGCTCCTGTTGAGTCTGCTGAGACCGAGAAGTCTGCCGAGACTTCCGAGGACAGCACCGACACCAAGCAGGAAGATGCCGACATGCCTAAGGAGACCGAGGCTGAGGTCGTAATCGTTGAGGGCGCTGCGGAGTAAATCTTCCGTTTCCAACACTACAACAAAGGTCCGCAAAGACCTGAATCTATCGAGGCTTGCCGGGAAACTGGCAAGCCTTTTTTATTGCCCGGCAGACCCGCATGGTGCTGCTTACGAAACAAAGAAAGGTGATACGAATGATTGATTATATTGAAAAAGCAAAGGCGTTCGCCATGATGGCGCACAAGGGCCAGACCGACAAGGCAGGGGAAGACTACTTCACGGCGCATGTGGCCGTTGTCGCAGACGGCGTTGAGCCTGACCCGCTGGTGAAAGCTGCCGCCTACCTGCACGACACGGTGGAGGATACCGGCACCACGATAGATACCATCAGAGCGGAATTCCCTCCGGAAGTGGCTGAGGCGGTCTCTGTACTGACTCGGGAAAAAGATACGACCTACGCAGAGTATATCTGGCGTGTTAAGCAAAACGACATTGCCGTCAAGGTAAAACGCGCAGACCTCGTCAGCAATATGGACCTTAACCGAATCCCGTATCCTCTCACAAGCAAAGACCTTGCGCGAGAAGCCAAGTATCTCCGTGCCTACAAAATGCTTGATGGCAGAAAGACAGTCTCTGCCGTAAACCCCTATGCTCTGTATGACTATCTCGTTACCTGCGGATGGGAGAGTGACCCTTCTGAGAACCTGATATCCGAATCTCCCGTTCTGAAAGCACCTTCCGGCTCCTACAAGGTGCTGGTTCCCCTTGATATGCTGCGTACAGATTACGAGCAGCGCCTCAGAGATGCTCTGGAAACGCTTTGCGTCTTCGAGGCGGCACCGATGTGCGATATCCTCGGAACGCTCTTATACTGGACGCCAGCGCCCGCAGAGAGCAAGTCCTGAGCCGAGGAAAGCGCTATTTCTGAAACTTGCAAAGACTCGCGTTTGTGTTGCTGTTGCTTTTGCCTGTTTTCTGACGGGGCAGATTCGAGGCAGATTCAGCACTGATTCGCGCCAGACGAATACGACAAGCAAGCGCACAAAATGCGACTCGCTCAGATGTTAATTGTTTGTGAATCATACTTGTACTCGCTACAAATCCGCGTCCAAATATGGTATAATACAAGTATAAAAACAGCGATAAAATGTGATATTCGCTGTAAAATCAAGCCATGCAACTGTCGTCTGCTTTTGCGGATGACATACTATGCTCCAGTGGCGAAATTGGCATACGCGGCAGATTCAAACTCTGTTTTCTCCGGGTTCAACTCCCGGCTGGAGTACCATTTTTGAAATTAACTCAGGGGGTGATTTCGTGAATAATATAAGCGCTGTGGCCATCGGAATGCTCATCGCCGCGCATCGTGAAGGTGACGAGGAAAAATTCAGGGCTTATGTCGAGCTCATTGCCGAAACCTATGAGCAACAGGGAAATGACCATGCCGCTAACATCATCCGCAGCTACTATACGGGTGATTATGGCGAGCAGGGGAAGGCCGTTCTGGATGAAACAACAGAACAGACTACATACTACGAGACAGGCTGGTATGATAAACAGTTCCGCCGTCACGATAGACGAGCACTAAATAACGAAAACATGAGCCGTGTGTACACGTTTAATGGCAAGATGGTTGCCACAAATCGACATAAAGCTACTGAGCAGACGACTGACAGCTTGGAAGAGTTTCGCCAACGCCAACCTAATGACGTTTGCAATCTTAAAGTAAAAGAGCACCATCCAACATACAGAAACATGAACCGCAACTATCCGGGAAGCGTATTTCTTATCGGAAAGCAAGTTCATGTAATGCAAGGAATAGCGGGTTCCAAAGATGGGGAAGCAACAACATACAAAGATACTAACGCAAACTCAATAGCCGCCGGAAAATGCAAATTTGTTGCAAAAAATTCTGGCATATTGTTTGTGTAGTGTGAATTAAAAGTAGTAAAACCACGAAAAATCTTCAATAACCGAAAGACGGCAAAATCGTAAAGCGGGAAATTTCTGAGTATGACCAATGGGAAAAGAAGTGGAGGACAGCCGAATGAAGTGGAATGTATTTTCTCTCAAAGCCGTTAAAGAGGCATTAAAACCCAAGTTTGTGTTGGAGAAGGTCCGTTATGTGACGGATGACGAGGAGTACGGTGAAGGCAAGTCTACGCGCCTTGTCTTCCGTAATGTGGAAGAGATGCCGGAAATCGACTATATTAAGCGGACCGTCTGCACATTCATTCAGGACACCTACATTCACTTCAAGGACAAGAGCCTTAAGCCGATGCAACTTTGGCAGGACAACCTCAATGAAAGTGAGGACCATATCCGCTATTCAACGAACAACCTTGTGTCGCCGCCGCTGGCACTCATCGGTGAAACATACATCTCCGATGAGAGCTACTTCCACAAGTGGCTGGTAGCCCAAGGAGAAAATGAACTTCTTGAGAGAGCGTCCATCACCATCGACGTGGATGTCATCTATGCCTATGACAATGTCGATAAGGTTGAGAAAAGTTCCGAAGACGGCGAAGTACATGGCGTTCTCATCAGCAGTACAATGTATCTGCGTGAATCGGAAATCAAACAGGTTGCTCGGCTTATCAAGGACGAGAAGCTCCGTAACCGCGTATTGACGCTGATGCGCTCTCATCGCCGCATTGTGTCGGCTCCCGAAAAAGAGAATCGCAATATTCGGGAAATCGCATCCGCACAGATGCTGGGTCAGGGGTGTAAAGTTGATTGACCAGAACCACAAAAGTGGTATAATGTAAACAGAACGAAACGAAAGGAGACAACCGAAGATGCTGTGCAAGACTGTTAATGCTATGTCGTTTGCTGAGTATAGTTATGAATCTGAATTCGAGTCCTACGAATCCAGCTTTGTTTCCTATACCCATCGACAGGCAAAAACAGACCTCGAACGGCTGCGGTGCGTCTTCTGACGGCATTTGCATTCCGAACGCTGCTTGTCGATTCATTTCGGCAGGCAGCGTTTTTTTGTTGCCTGCAATACAGAAAGGCAGCAAAAGAAAATGAACGTTCCAACAATCGATATCCAGCAAACAGGTGCCAATATCAAGGCACTGCGAAAAGCGGCAGGCATCAAGGTAAAGGATGTGGCGGATACGCTCGGTGTCTCCACACAGGCGGTAGCCAAATAGCAGGCAGGCACTGCACTTCCTACCATCGACAATCTTGTGATTCTCGCCGCGATGCTCGATACGAAAATCGATGACATCCTCGTCATCGCATAACCCACTCGCCGCAGGATTGCGGCTATATATGGCCCGTTCGACGAATTGGTTAAGTCATCTCCCTTTCACGGAGAAGGTTGGGGATTCGAATTCCCCACGGGTCCCCATCTGCTTCTGTAGCTCAGTTGGTAGAGCAGTAGGTTGAAGCCCTATGTGTCGCTGGTTCGATTCCAGCCGGGAGCACCATATGTGTCGGTAAGCAAGAGGTTAAAGCAAGCGGTCTGTAAAACCGCTCCGTTTCGGTTCGTAGGTCCGAATCCTACCCGGCACACCATAAGGCCCCTTCGACAAGTTGGTCCAAGTCGCCAGCCTCTCAAGCTGGAGTCGGCAGTTCGAGTCTGCCAGGGGTCACCAACGCACCCTGCATAGGGTGTTTACATGCAGAGGTCGCCTAACGGTATGGCAACTGGTTGCTACCCAGTCACGAGGCAAAACAACACTTACTATCAATTTAACCATAATTGTAGCAGGTGCTAAATCACTCCTCGCTTGCGAGTTCAAATCTCGCTCTCTGCGCCATATGCTCATGTGGCCGAGCGGCCGATGGCAGCGGTCCAGAAAACCGCCGGTGAGAAATCGCCCGAAGGTTCGAATCCTTCCATGAGCGCCACTGCCTCTAAAATCTTCGATTTCAGTCGAGGAATATAGGGGCACTTTTTTGTTTGTATCTTATTTGTTACGAATCAGCGTTCATGGTTGTACTGAATACACATTTGTGGTATAATGCTAATAAAGTAACGGAGGTGCGCCATGATTTTCGAAATGACCGAAAAGCAGTATCAGCTGTTTTTGCATATCATGCAGGTGATGCAGACATTCTACGGCAATGATTTTTCTTCCATCTGCAAAGAAGTGGGTGACGCCTACGGTGTGCATGACGCGGATATTGAAAAGGCATATACGATGTTCACGGATTTCAAGGTCACCGCTCCCGTACCTTTCATGCAAAACGCAGCAAAGGAGATTTATCACACTGCGCTCGCGGCAGTGGATATCGGGGCAGGGAACAAGGAGACCCCGTATACTAAGCGCATCGACATGAACGAAAGTGCTTGGGTAAAAGCTGCTGCCATCCTCGATGCGTATTCCAGAATCCTAATGGGACAGTTCAGCATCATCTATGAGGTTCTCGATATAGCTGATACCGACAACAAACCGCAGCTGCAGGCGTATCATGACGCTCGTTGGGGCGGCATCGGCATAGCGGAAGCCCGTGACCTTCTGATTCCACAGCTGAGAAAACTAAGGGTTGGCTGGAATGGCAATTTCGGCATCTCCAACGCAGGGCTTGCCTACAACAGCAAACTTGCCTATGAGATGCTCAAAGCAATCCTGTATGCGCGCAGGCAAGGGGACGGCACCGTTCTGAAAGTAACGGACGAGCCGCTGATGTTTGCACCCGGCAAATCAAATATTCATGCGTTGTAAAGCAATTTTTAAAGAAGGAGATTTGATGAAAGCAAACTACAAAGTCGTAAACAACCGTCAGGCGCAGTTGAAAAAGGTCATTCAGAATTTTGAGCCTACGGGTGTGTGCGCGTTCCTCATGTTTCGCTACTATGTTATGCAACTGATGGCCGAATCGGAAGCTGCAGGTGGGCTGAATGTACCGCTTAGCGATTCCGCTGAACTGCGAGTGAGTGACAATGTCGATGGGTTCTTCTCCAGTGCGAAGGATGAGGCTGTTTCGAATTATATTGACCCTGACGACGAATCTAAGGATGTCACCATCCATTTCGATGGCACTCCGGAAGAATTCTCCAAGGAACTTGAATCGTACATTCTCGTGGCTATGGTTAGCAACTTTGAGCACGCATTTCTCGATTTTTCGGATGTCACTGGTATCAGCCGTGGGCACTTCGAGTTGGCTGTCGCAAAATTTATGTCCGAATACGAACAGACAGAAGGAAAGGTCAACAGCTTTTGTGACTACGAATATGAGGAGTGATGAGTCGTGACGGTTCTCAAAAATGCACTCGCGGTAAATGACGGCAAAGCGGTCGTCATTTCGATAAAACGCGAATGGCTTGCTAAAATCATGTCTGGTGAAAAGACGCTCGAAGTCCGCAAATCTCGGCCTTGGGAAATCTCGTTTCCATTCGCTGTATTCTGCTATGAGACGAAGGCGAACGGCGGTGCAGGGGAAATCATCGGGGTCTTTACCTGCGAGGACATCGACCAGCTGAACTGCCTGACAGGATTGTCTCCTTACTATGCAGACGGCGAAAAGCTGTCCGGTATGGCGGATAAGTTTATCCGGGAAAGCTGTATCGATATAGCCGCGCTGTTCGAGTATGGCAACAAAACCGGCATGCTGTATGGCTGGAACATCTCAAACGTCCGTAAGCTCTCTTTGCCCATGCATCAGCTGCACCTGAAACGCGCCCCGCAATCGTGGCAATACATCAACCTGAACGCAGACGACATCGAAAGCGTAGCTGCCGCCATTGAATGAGCAGGAAGCGTAGCTGCGGGGAAACCATCGAAAGCGTAGCTGCATCTTAAAATCCCCCTTGCACAGTTGTGCGAATCGAATAGAATAGTAAGTGCATGATAGATACCATCTTCTGATTCCCCATACCGGTAGATTCACAATCTGTTATGTGCTTAGAGCAGACTCTCGAAATGAGGGTCTGCTTTTTTATTTCGATTACAGAAAAGGAGGTAAACCTTGAATACCAGAACATTTACGAAATTTGCAAAAGCAGCCGAAAACTGCCGCTACAAGAACGATTTTCAGTTTGATTTGGTGCAGTGCGAGAAAGCGTATCAAATGGGCGGCGAGATGCGGATTGAAGCCGAATGCTGGCTGAATCTCTTTGAGAGCCTTGGAGAAGACGACATCAAATCCTATGTCAAGTCGGTCTATAGGCCAGGAGACCTTGACCCGTTTCGCAAGAAACTGCCGAAGGAGTAAGTCCCATAATGCAGATACTATTTCATCTCATGGCGAATACAGGATGCTTGCCGGACAAGGTCGTTCCGCAAATCCCTACGAATCGGATGAAGGGGGAGGACCAGGAAACACCGAGAATCTGTACCGGACACACACTCGATGACTGCCTGACCGGCATCGGTATCCCGCATTTCATATCGAGTTTCCTGCTATCGGAAATTCGGCAGGGGAGAAGCGCGAAACACGCCGCCGAGACGATGCTCCTGCCGTTCGTCGGAAGAGTGTATTGTGTCGAGGATAACAATCCAGCACTGATACTGGACGATAAGACAAAGTATTTCGTGGCGGATTCCGTTGTCACGCACGAATGCTGGCTGACGGAGTACATCGACCCCATCAAAACGGAAAAGCTATGGCTCGTGGACGGAGAAGTTCAGTTCATACCGTTTTCGCATAACGGCAATCAGTACGAATACCCTGTCGTTCTCGATTCTCAGTGGTCTTCGATTCCGATGCAGCCCGCTCCTGAATTCCGAAAATGCCTTCTTGACATCACCAAGAAATGGCTTGAGGAAGAATAAGATGCGAGAAATGTGCCGTGAATAACAACACTGAAATGCAAAAATCGCACACAAAACCATGGCGGAGTCTTTTTCGGAAGACTTCGCCTTTTTTTGTTTTTCTCTTGCGTATCCTTGCGAACGGCATAGAATTGGTATTGTACGATAGATAACATTCTACACAGCCGAATCTTTCGGGCGTACATCATTCACAATTCTGTTTTCAAATTAGGCAGACTTACCATTCGTGGTAGGTCTGCTTTTTTTGTTTTCAGAAATCCGTATCCATCTTTTTGAACGCGACTGCAAGGAGGTCCGCTATGTTTAATCGCAATTCCAAGAAAAACACACGCTTCGCCATCTATGCCGGTAACCCAGGTTTTTCCGGCATGGTTATCTGCTCCGATTTTATCGGGTATGTCAAAGCCCCAACGCTCGGCGACGCCTATGATGCAGCGTATCGGTATCTTGCCAACAGCGGATATACCGCCATCGTAGTCCGTGAAGCATGAAGTTTTTCCGACAACCGAACATCAATCACATCCCGCCAGACAGCTTTTGTCGGCGGGAACTTTTATTCAAAGGAGTAATCACAAATGAAAATGAACGACAAACAGAAATTCTATGCCGGGACCACCGCTTTTATGCTCAGCATCATCACCATCATAGGCTGCTTAGCCTGCTTTTTCTCGACGCCTGCGTATGCTGCGCCGGTAAAGTCATCTGATGATGATTCCGATATCGAGTATGTCACGCCGTTGGAGGTTCATCTTCGTGAACTCAACGCTCAGCCGCCTTTCACGCCGGTACTGCCTATACCTGAGCAGGAGGTGACCGAGACAGAGCCCGAATCTGAGCCTTCTGTCGAGACGGCAGAGACTGCGGCGGAACCGGCAGAAGAACCTGTGACGGACACGATGCCTCAGAACCTTTCTGACAATGAATACGCCATCTATACAGCGTTGCGGGATGCAGGTCTTTCTAAGGCCGGCACTGCAGCTGTGATGGGGTGCATGGCAATGGAGAGCGGGCTTCGTGTTACTGCCGAGAATCCGAACGACGGAGGCTATGGGCTTCTGCAATGGACACACGGCCGTAAGACGAATCTCTTGAACTGGTGCTATGCATCGGGTTTGGATGCAAGTTCCGTGTCCGGTCAGGTCCAATTCTTTGTCCATGAGCTCAATGCCACCTACAGTCAGGCAGCTGGGTACTCGTATCCGGTATACGAGACACTCACCACGAGCGACAGTGTAGAAGATTGTCTTGCGATGTTCTTCTCGCACATGGAAGCCGGGGTGAATGTCCCTATCTCGTCCAGCAAGGTCTATTGCGGGACCCTGACCACCTTACAACTCTACAACAAGCGGCTGAACGCTGCTTACAAGTATTTCTAAAAAATGAGGCGATTTACTATGACAAACACTGCGTATAAGACTCGAAAACTACTGTCTATGCTCTCCTGTGCCGAGAAGGAGAACGACGGTCTGATGCTGACGCATAACCTGCAAAACATGCAGCGCAACGGCAAGCAGACGGGCTGCTACGGACACATCATGAATATCCTGAACGGAAAATGCGTGTATGTGACCACAGAACGGTCTTGCTATCAGCCGATTGCCGACAAGAATATGGTTCGCTATGCCGCCGATATGAAGGATTACTCCTCTGTATCGCTCGGTGCCAGGGGCCGCAACCAGTTTGTGACCAATGATGAGTTGGTCGGAAAAATCGTTGACATGCTTCGATAACCGGAGCAAAAAAGGAGCATTACCATGAACAGAATCATCTATACCTTCTTCAAAACCTTAGCTGTCCTGTTTGTTCTCTTCATCTTCCTGAGCATCAGTGCTTTGGCACAGTCCTTCACGCTGCACAATATCGCGCTGCTCGTGGTCAGTGTCATTTGCCTGAACAAATGCTGCGGGATGATGCTTGCGGCAAAAGCTGAAAGAAAGTGAGGAAAAATCATGAATACCAATATTCGCTGGCTCGCCGCTTATACTGCGGACATCTTTGACGATTATCTCGCCGAGATAAAACTTCCTATCGTTTGCAGTGATGCAAGCGAGGAAGAAGACCGGCATAGCAACGAAAACAGTGCGATGCTGTATGGCATGGAATACTGGAATCTCGTGGAAGATATCGAAGCCTATCTTCGTGCCTCTGCCGAGAAGCCGGTCAATCCGAATGAAATTCTTGCCATGTTCGACACGCTTCTCACGGATAAGGGTCACAGTGACTCGATTCCGAGCGGAGAGAAGCGCGATGAAATCATTGCAAGAATCGATAAACTCCTGAAACCAGCGGAGGTAACGAGATGACACTTACACGAAAAGGCTGGAATAGCCTGAAACCCATCACAGCACCCGAGCAGATGTCTACGCCGATTCACTGGAATCCGATGAGTGATGATTGGAAGCGGTGGATTGACAGCCATCAGGTATATAACGGCGAATCGAGATTCTCCAAGGAGATGCTCGATGCCATGAAAGCACTGCATGACAAGATTCTCAGCTTCGGCGGAGATGAGGTCTGCATGACTGCCTACGACGAAGACGCCGTAAAAACACTCAGTCGGGGGCAGTTCTTCTATGGCAGCAGCTATATGCGCAAGGGTCAGCCCAGTCAATGTCACGCGAATTCCGCTTATCTTTGGGATGCAAACCGTGGTCACTGCTCTATTGCGACCGGGTACGCTCTTTCCGAGGACGGGCTTTGGCGTTGTCATTCCTGGGTCGTACAGCCCCGGAGCCGCACGATGCGCGTCTGGGAGACGACCGTTAAGCGTGTGGCGTATTTCGGGTTCGTGATGAACGATACCGAATGCCAGGAGTTTTTGGACAACAACACCTGACTACAAAGGGGTCATTTGCGTGAACGAATCTAACAATATCCAGAAGTTATCTGAATACGGCATGATTGCTCCGGACGGAACATGGTATCCTTGCGAGTTTGGAGAACATGCGGCTCTTGCGGGGCGCATCATCATGCAAAACAGAATACGCCTGAACCTCTCTGATAAGGAAGTCTTGGACATGGCCTATGATTGGAGCGGGAAGGGTCTCGATTACCTGTACCGGCGCGGTTGGATTGCGGTTCGTAATCCGTCTTTGGGAAAAACATTTCTCGATATGGACGCCACCAAAACCGCAACTCAGGCACAGATGAACACCGTTTTCGATTACATCCACAAATATGAACGCTATGACATGGATATTTCCAAGCTCACAGCGTACTAAAAGGGGAATTGAAGTCAACAACCCCGCCTAAACCGGTTCGCCGGTTATAGACGGGGCTTGCGGGGAAACCCGTAAGCCCGGTTGGTTAGCCTTGGTGAACGGCAACTTCGGTTGCTGCGAACTCCGTTATGCATTTGATGAGCAATCATCTTCATAATATAGGCACCCCGATTATGCTCCACAAGTGTCGGGCTCTGCGGGCAGTGTATGTGTCAATGACGCAAGCCGTTGATATGTATTACGTTAAAAATCTCTAAGGGTAGGAGATGTGCGGTTGCCATGCCGAAAGGCTAAAACAGTGCATAACATTGGCGAAGTGGACCACAGGGCGCAAGCCCTGACTTATAGTTTCATTACTATTTAACGAAAGGAGTATCTTGCATGAACACTTGCGTTTGTGTTCTCAGCAACAATGGTGAACGCTTAATGCCTACCTTCCGTCTTAGCAAGGTACGCCGACTTCTGAAAGGCGGAAAAGCGAAAATTGTTAAACACCATCCCTTTACCATCCAGCTGCTGTATGACAGCAAAACAAACACCCAACCCATCGAAATCTGCGAGGATGTAGGTTACAACTACATCGGTATCAGCGCAAAAAGCAAATCTCGCGAATATGTATCTACTCAATATGATACATTGCAGGATGAGAAGGAACATCACGATGATTGTCGCAAGATGCGTCGTTCCCGAAGAAACAGACTGCGTTACCGTAAACCGCGTTTCGATAACCGCAAGCGTGATGAAGGTTGGCTTGCACCCTCTCTGGAGCATAAGAAGCAGTTGAACATCAGCCTTATCGAACGGTATGTATCTGTGATTCCGATTACTCATGCAACTGTTGAGGTTGGTTCTTTTGACACGATGTTGCTGCAATCTATCCAGAAAGGTGAAGCAAAGCCAGAAGGCGCAGACTACCAGAAAGGCCCGCGCTACAACTTGGCAACCTTGCGTGAAGCGGTGTTCTACCGTGATAATTACACATGCCAGGTTTGTAAACGCAAAATTACGGATGGTGCTATTTTGCACATGCACCACATGTTCTACTGGAAAGGCAGACATGGCTATCAGCTTGATGAATTGGTTACAGCGTGTGAAAAATGCCATACGCCAGCTAATCATCAAAAGGGAGGTAAACTCTTCGGTTTTGGTAAAGACAAAAAGTTTGCCAACCTTACAGGTGCAGCGTTTATGAACGCTATTCGCTGGCAGATAGTAAATGCACTGTACGCCACATTCGGTAAAGAATTTGTGACCATCACTTATGGCGCAATGACAAAAGAAAAGCGCATCGCGCTTCAGCTTGAAAAGAGTCATAATAATGATGCATACGCAATGGGTAAACTTCATCCAAGCCGTCGCTGCACATTCGTACATTACGAAAAGATAAAGCGTAACAATCGTGTGCTGGAAAAATTCTACGATGCCACTTATATTGACGCTCGCACTGGTAACAAGGCAAAAGGCAAGGAACTTTTTAACGGCAGAATCAGCCGCGACCACAAAAAAGATTCCGAAAACCTGCACAAGTACCGCAACAAAAAGGTATCGAGGGGTCGTCGCTCTATAAGAAGGCAGCGCTATGCAATTCAGCCATACGACACTGTGCGTCTCGAAGGTAAAACGTACATTACAAGCGGGTGCCATAACAAAGGCACAAGACTTTTGATTCCCGTCAACGGGAAAAGTAAGTCAGTAGCAATTTCCAAAGTTCAAGTTGTTTGCCATGCGGGAGCATGGATACAAATCATCTAAATACTGAAAGACTAACTATTAAAAGTCAAGCCCCAAAACAAAATTTTCGAGAGAAATTTTAAGGTGGTGAAAATTGGTATAGCAAACAAGAGCATCCGTTGTCGGATAC